CCCCCCAGCCGATCGATCGCCTTCACTATCGGCTTGCCGCCGTTGTCTCTGGTCTGCATGACCTTCTCCCGGAACTCCTCGAACGGCAGCGCCGTGATCTTGCCCATGAAGCGGGGGTCGTCATAATGTGCGAGGTAGAACTTGCTGGCGGCGTCCATGCTCTCAAACGCCAGCAGCGCCTTTTCCTCGTCCGGGCTCGTGAAGTCCGGCGCCTTCATCTGCGACACGATATAGACCTCCTGTGCCTCCGGGTGTTGGCCAATGAAGCAGTCGTAGTGGTCGCCGTCGCTGCCGAGCGTGCCGCAAATGTAGCCGTATGGACGGCTCATGCGGGTCATCCCCTCGGTGCCGTCGTGGTCGTTTTTCCACTCCCGGATCGATCCAGCTCTGTTCTCGACAGAGATTTCAAGGCCGCGAAAGTTGAGGCGACCATGCAGCTTTCTGGCAGATTTACGAAGGAGGATCATTGCCCTCCGTCTCCTCTGTCCTTCGGTGTTGTGCAAGGGCTGCCGAGTGCCGGATTGCGGTGAGGGCACGCTCTTGCGCACTGGTCGCATTGCTTGATGTGCGCTCGCAGGTCGGCCTCCAGCGTGGTCACGCGGCGGGTGGTATCGACCCGGATCTCTGCGATCTGGGAGTTTGTAGTGTTGACCTTTTCGTGCAGCGCCGCTGTCGCTTGATTCATCATTTCGCTCATGCCCTTGATCGCTCCCTGCAGATCACGGACGGCAAGATTAAAGGAAGCGGTGACGGTATTTTGCGCCTCTCGTAGCTCGTCAATAGCTCTGGTCGTCGCTGTTTCCAGTCGCTGGATGGCCGCGTCGGAGCGTTCGAGGTTTTGGGTGATGGCGGTGTCTGCTCTGACGATGTTCTTTTCAATCGCTGCCTGTTTCGTGGTGACCAGTGCCAGCACCGCTTCTTTAAGGGCTGCGGCCAGAAACGCGACGATGGCGAGGAGTCCCAAGGTGAAGACCCAGGCCAGTGCCGGGTTGGTGTCGAAGACGGCTTTGAGTGCGGCGATCATTACTTTCCTCCTGTACGTGGTTTGATCAAAAAGAGGCGCAAGGCCAGTTCGGTATCTTCGATGGGGTTGTCCCTATTGTCGCCCGGCCACCGCTGGCCAGAGGTCTTGTCTGGGTGCGGCAGGTGCCCGCTGTAGTCCGCCCGGACCGGGTTCTCGATGGCGATATCCCAATCGGTGTCGAGGGTGTCGTCTTCGAGCATCTCTTCCATGCCGTCGACGTCATTCGGGCCAGCCTTGTGCCCCTCGCAGGTTTCAAAGATCGTCCGTTTCTTCATGCCGCTACCCTCTTTTCTGCAACGTATTTTTTGAGCCGACGCATGGTCGCCGCGTCACTCAGGTCAAGGCGTCCGCTCCAGTGGGTACCGAGGAGGAGTCCCTTGCCGAGTTCCTGCCCACCGTTCTTCATGTCGGCAATGTCCCACATCGTCTTCGGATCGTTCGAGGCGAGGATACGGCTGATGTGGCTGTGCATCTGTGCCGATATCTGGTTGACGTGGGTGGTGCGGTTCCCGGCGCGGACGTCCCGTGGTGCCCGCTTGAGTTCGTCGAGTCGATCCTTGATGCCCTCCTTGATGTTGCTCCAGTTCTTCGGCAAAAACCCGAAGCGTGCCCATGTGTAGCCGCCGACGTCGCAGTTGGCCGACACGTCAACGTGGGAGACGCCGAGGGCTTTATAGACGCCGAACGAGGCCCGGAACAGTCCCTTGGCACCGCCGTTGCCGGTGTCTCCTGCCGAAAAATAAGAGTGTGAGACCACGAGTTTGTCGTTCGTCTTGGTAAAATAACGGCTGATGCTGGTCCCGTCGTCTCCGGCGAACGAAACGTAAATGCTGTCATGTCCACTTGCTGCCATTTTGATCCCAAACTTGGTGGTGCCGCCGAAGTCGGCGATCATCGTCTTCGCCATTTGCAGCGCGGTCTCCTTGTCGACTCCCATGACGCTGTGAACAGCGGTGTCCGTGAGGGTGTCGACAACCTCGGTGCGTCGGATGTTCTTGCCGATCTCCGCCTTGGCCTTAAACGTGTCCTCCCGCTCCAGCTTTGCCATAAGGCGAGCGGCTTCCCGGCGGATGCGGACCATGTCTGCTGTCTGCACGTTTTGCCGAGCCCGCTGCGTTTCCGGCGTGTTCGGTACCCATGTGCCGGCTTGGTAGTTGCGGGCTTGCGTCTGCAACGTCGTGGGCTGGTCAAGATAACGGTTGGCGAGACGGTGGACTTCCGGATTCGGCCAAGGAGTGACGCGATCGTTGCTTCGTGTCCCTTCTCTGGTAACGGTCGTGCCGTCCAGTGGCACATTCGGACGCGGCACGAAGCCGAGTTGCGCTTCGGTCAGGTTCAGCGGGTTCGCCGAGTGCGGGACCGGATTGACCGGGAGGCGGCTCACAGGTGCCCGTGGTGCTCTGGGAGCACGGGGCGGTGCGGCTGAGGCAGATCGCGCCGGTTGCAGGCCCGTGTCGTTGGCGAGGTGGCGAATGTCGGTGATCTGGTCCGCCGGCAGTGTCGGTGCCCCTTCGGCCTGATGTCCCGGTATCGGCTGCCCGGCGATGTTGTAGCCGAAGTGCCGCAGCAGGGCTGCCCGGTAGTTGTCGGCTGCCGTGGTGTAGCCGTTGCTGCGGGTTGTCTGGATCGAGAGCAGCGCCTGCACCGGATCGGGGGCCGAGGTGGCGGCGGCGTGCAGCAGGTGGATCTTTCGCTGCGCCGAGAGCAGCGCCGAGTTCTGCATGTTGGAGGCGGTCAGCGTCGGCGGTACCGGGGCGGAGCCGAGGATGAGTTCGGGTTGATGGTTGGCAACAGCAGACTGCCCGGCGGCGCGGAGTGCCTGCTTGTAGTCATCGACGCGCTGGTAGTTGGTCCGGGTCCGTGACGTCGAGAAGTTGGCGATGCCATCGTAGTCGCCGCGTTCAGCCATGAGGCGCAACTGATTAACCCGCCGGGTGCAGCCGAGGTTAGACTCGCTGGTCTCCGGGAAGCGTGGCTGCGAGACCCGGCGCATGGCTGCGGCCATTGCGACCTTGGCCTGCTCCCGCGTGATCGATCCTTCTGTCGGGCCGGCCTGTGCTGATCCGACGCGGACCCAGCGGTGGACCTGATGGCCATTGACGTCGTTGACCATCCGCAGGACGTAGCCGGGGTGGTAGGCGCTGATCTGCGACTTAAAGAGGTCGTCTGGTGCCGGTCTGCGGCGGAGGAGGTACATGGGGGCTCCCTTGTGATGATAGGCGAAGTTTAACTTGTGTCGTTCCCTATATCAATTTTTTTGCCTTATCGGTTAAACTAAAACCACCAGTTAAGGGCGGTTTCTTTTCTTTAGTGAAGCGGTCACTTAACCGAAAAAGGGAGACTTTATGCGCTACGGGAGCGTTTGTTCAGGAATAGAAGCGGCTACAGCGGCATGGCACCCGCTCGAATGGAAGCCAGTATTTTTCAGCGAGATCGAGCCGTTTCCCTGCGCCGTTCTTGCTCACCATTATCCGCATGTGCCGAATCTTGGCGACATGACAAAATTCAAGGAGTGGCCGGATGCAATTATCGATGTTCTCGTTGGAGGAACCCCCTGTCAATCCTATTCAGTCGCAGGACTCAGAGCGGGACTGGGTGACCAGCGTGGCAACCTCATGCTTACCTATGTGGCGATTGCTCGGAAATATCGCCCCAAGTGGGTGGTCTGGGAGAACGTCCCCGGCGTCCTTTCAAGTAATGAGGGACGAGACTTTGGAAGCCTTCTGGGGCTGCTCACCGGACAGCACGTTGTCTGCCCCCCTACCGGATGGCAAAACAGCGGAGTCGTGCCGGGGATCAAGGGGGCTTACGGCATCGCATGGAGAATCCTTGACGCTCAGTATTTCGGAGTGGCCCAAAGACGCCGCCGTGTGTTCGTTGTCGGATATCTTGGAGACTGGCGACGTGCCGCAGCGGTTCTTTTTGAGCGAGACAGCTTGTGCGGGAATTCTGCGCCGCGCAGAGAAAAGAGGGAAGAAGTTGCCGGAACTCTTGGCGCTCGCACTTCAGGGGGTGGCTTCCCTGGATCAGATGAAGCCATGAGCGGGTATGTGCAACCTGTGCATACGACAGGCGCCGGATTCTGGCAGGAGGGTTTCGGAACGCTCCGGGCACGGGAACAGGATAGCCACGAAAATCTGATCTGCATGTCCACCGGCCAAGCCGGAGCCGAGATAGGGATAGGGATAGGGACAACCCTCAACTGCAACCACGAAGCGCCCGTCGTATGCTTCGAGTCTCGTTTTGCGCGAAACGGTCGCGGTGCTCCAAGTGAGATTTGTCCTCCTTTGAAGGCGGAGAATGGAGGGACGGGAAAGGGTGACGGTGCTCCGCTTGTCGCCTCAGCAGCGATGCAGGTACGCCGATTAATGCCCGTCGAGTGTGAAAGATTGCAGGGATTTCCCGACCACTTCACAAACATCCCCTGGCGCAAGAAGCCGGAGTCACCGGACGGGCCGCGATACAAGGCGTTGGGCAATAGTATGGCGGTGCCGTGTATGCGCTGGATCGGGGAGAGGATAGCATTGGTTGATTCGCTATAAAATAAAGGCCGGGGCATTTCGCCTCGGCCTTTTTTTGTTACTTGTCGTCGGCCAGTTCGATATCGGCAAGCTGAACGACCGACGTCGGCTGGATCTTCATGTTGACCAAATGTCGGACCAAAACGCGGCCACCATCGGGATCTTCGATAAGGACCATTCTCGCCTCGGCATCGCCCTTGTCGACGACCTCTTTAAACTTGACTACCATCCCCTCCTTTAGGTGGCTCTTTGGTTCAAGCGATCGCCGTGTCTCTCTTTCGTGCCGATCAAGCACCTCTTCAAGGTCATCTTGCAGGGGTTTCGGCCATGAAGCGTGTGCTTTAAACTTTCGGATTTTCTCAATGGTTTTGAGGTAGGCTTTCGGTGTTGCGTAGTCGGGATGTGACACGTCAATCCCAAGCCCCCCACGGCCCTTCTTGTCGTGGTGCTCGTAGACATCATGTAGCTGCTGAACCAGTTTGGCGTGCCGGTTGTCGTCATGTTCCTTGACCGCAGTCCCGTCCTTGCGGGTGTAAGCCTTGATATGACTCTTCAACACCTCTTCCGCAATCCCCGTGCTCTTCTTCAGATCATCGATCTCTTTCATCTCGTTCCCCTTGGCAATGATAAGGTTCTTTCCTCTGCTGGTATTTACCCACGTCCCCTTGCCATTGTCCAGCGACTTCGCCAGCTCACCGCAGGCCGTCAGCACTTGCCGACCGGCGATTCTCCGCAGCAGCAGGCCGGGGCCGACGATCTTCACCGCTCCCTGCGACTTGATCATGTCGAGGTGGTCGGTCAGAGCCCGCAGGAACTCCCGGAACTCGTCGATGTTGCTCTTGCCCTTGAGGCGCTTGATGGCCGCGTCGTGGACCGGCTTGATCGCCTCATGGCTCCAGTTGCGTCCGGTCGGGTGCGCGATCTCCTTGCGCTTCATGGTGGCGGCGATATCGGCGGCGCTCTGGGGCTCGACGATGTTGCCGAGGCCGTACTTGCGGTTGAGCACCTCCTGCTCGACCGGCGTCAGGGTGCCGACCAGGCCGGCGATGGCGGCCTCCCGCTCTTGGATGCGGCGGAGTTGATGCTGCATGTCCGGGTCGAAGCTGTCGATCGCCGATTGATTCTCCCACCACGGCACCGCGTTGCCGCCGTCGGCCAGTTCGTCGGCGCCGTCCTCGTCCATGTACTGCATGCGCTCCTGGTGCGCCTTGCGCTCCTTCAGGGCAGCGACGACGGCATTGCGGCCTTCCTTGGTCGCGACCTTGAAGATGCGGCTGTCTTCGGCGTCACCTGTCAGGTAGTCCTCAAAATTGTCGATATCCACCTGTGATGCCGAGGAGAGTTCTCGCCGTAGTGCCAGCGTCGCGCCCATCATGTAGTCGCTGACCAGATCGTTGTACTCGAAGTTGTCGTCGCTCATGTAGACGCCATTGACGCGGCGGACATTCCCCGCCTGGATATAGTTGGACCCGGCCAGACCAGTGACGGTGCGACTCATCATCGACTGGAACTTGTCATTGGTGATGATCTCGCCTTCTGTCAACACGGTGGCAGCACGGGCAGCCTCTGCTCGGCGGTTGTGCTCGGCGGCGGTCAGGCGGTTGGAGGTGCCGCCGGTATTCTCGTATTTGGTGTTCTTGACCCGCTTGGCTTCCCCTTCGGTCAGGATCGCTGAGGCGTGGACCGCGTGCATCGGGGCGGCGGCAGTCTTGCCGTCTGCGGCTCCCTGCACGACGTACATATTGCGGCCCAGCGGGCGGACGATGGTCCCCTTGCGCTGCCGGGTGATCCCTTCGTCCTTGACGTGGTAGCGGACCTTGTCGCCAGTTTCGAATTTTCCGGTACCGGGGGCGGCAGTGACAGCCTCATGTGCCGGGATGAAGACCTTGGCGGTCTTGGCCGCGTCCTTCAGCGTCTGGTGCTCGATGGCGAACTCTTTGCCGATCTGCGTTTTGCCGCTGGAGTGGGTCACCGTGACGTGGTAGTGGGTGGCGTCCTTGCCGGTCACCTTCAGCGCAAACTCTTTGCCGAGGCGCGACGGCATGCCTTCCGGGGTGGCGATGATCATCTCGGCGCCGGGGCTGATCTGCGTCTTGCTGCGCAGGTGGTCGCGTTTCGGCGTTTTTGCCTTCCAGCCGATCACCGAGACCTTGCCGCTGCGATTGTTGCGTGTGAAGGCGATATGGCCGCGATTGGTCTTAGGGGCGGTGTTCGGCATGGCGGAAACTCCTTGTGTTGATAATGGATGGATTGTATCTTTCCTTGTTTCCTATATCAAATTATTTGCCCAAACCACCAGTTAAGGCGGGTTTCTTTTCTCTAGTGAAGGGACGATCCTTCCACTTGACGAAGCGCCAGCGGGCGCACGGAACCGCCGGGTGGCCTGCCGGGGTTAAATCTCACGATCTCTTTTCCCGTGGTGCCGCGTCTGTCGCGGTATCGAAACTGAACTAGGGGGCTGCCATGATTGCAAAAGTCTATTACCGTCGCTATGCCGCTTCCGAGCGCATGCTCTTTGCCGCCGATCCGAAACTCACTCTTGCCGATATCGCCTCCGAGCAGTTCGCTCTGGTCACTGATCTTCGCGCTGGCCGCCTTGAAGATATCTACCGGCATATGCAGGGCGAAGTCTGGTCACCGAACGGCGAGGCCCGCGACCTGATCCGCTCCCTCGGTCTTCATCATACTTCGATGTCCGTTGGCGATGTCGTCGTCGACGAGAACGGTACCGGCTGGCAGGTGGACGGCTGCGGCTTTGCGCGGGTAGGTGCGTGATGACGACGACCTGCCATAACTGCGCTGCCACTTCCGACTCCATCGACGCGGCCATTGATGCCGGCTGGATTCCTTCGTATTGGGAGGCGCTGCCGGCGCCAGAATCTGCCGACGGGCGCTGGACGGAGATCGACGGCCCGTTCTGCCCGGACTGTATTGGACTTCTGGGGCTGGTCTTTTGTGCCGATACCGGCGATTACGAAAAGCGCTAGGAGGCCATCATGGAACACGTCTGCAACGGCTGCCTCGAATCCTTCTCCGCCAGTCTCTCCCGGTGTCCGCATTGCGGCAGCGACGATTGGGACTGCGTGGAGACGTCCGAACTTGAACTGCGCCGCTCCGGTGGCCTTGACTTTGATCTTTAAGGAGATTGCCAGTGACGCCAGAAGAGATTATCAAAAACATTGACGGGCGGGAATTCAGTAAGCAGCGCGAAATTCTGACGCGGATTATTGACTACGAATGCTACCGCCCAGATGCAGACGAACTTGAGTTTCTAGAGGGGCTCCGCAACCTGCTCGACACCGTTGCCGACTGTGCTGCGGACGATTATGGAATCCAGAGCCGCTATGGGAGTGACTCTGACTGCTGATCTCCTGCGCCTGTATGCCCTTCGCATGCAGGCGCATTACTCGTTGCATCATTCCGCAATGCCCCTTCTCTTGATCCTTCTCCTTATCCTTATCCCTATCTTAAACCAAGAAAGGTACTCTCCATGAAGATGCGACTCCGTCCTCGTTACTACTGCGACTTCTGCAAGAAGGCCAGTGGTTCCCCCTCGGCCATGAAGCGGCACGAGCAGGGCTGCACGGCAAATCCCGATCGCTTCTGTGGCCTCTGTGCCCGTGTCGGTGAAGAGCAGAAGCCTCTGGCGGATTTGGTTGCTGCGCTGGATTGTGGCGATGCAGCCGGGCTCAAAGCCGTTCGTGATCTCTCCGGGAATTGCCCGACCTGTATCCTTGCGGCGATTCGTGCATCTAAATTACAAACACCGGGGGAGATGGATAAATTTGAAAACGGCGAGGAACGGTGGATAGAGGGTTTCCACGTCGAGTTCGAGTTCCGCGACGAGTTGAAGTCGTGGTGGACGGACGTCAATAACTCCGAGCGCGAGTCTGGGTGCTATCCGGATCGTCTTCCCTCCTCCTCTGTTGAATTCCTGAAAGGTCTCATCGCCCATGCTGAATAATCCCAATTTCTACCCGACCCCTCCCCTGCTCGCGTCCCGCATGATCTCGAAGCTCAAAGGCCGGCCCAAGCGGGTGCTGGAGCCGTCCGCTGGCAAGGGCGATATCGTCAAGGCCATCGTCTCTCGCTTCTCGCATACCTCGCAGCCAGAGGTTTCCTGCATCGAGATCGACCCGGTGTTGCAGGCAACCCTGCGCGGCGACGGGCACCGGCTGATCGATACCGACTTCCTCGCCTACTCTGGAGCCGACAAGTTCGATGCAATTATCGCGAACCCTCCGTTCGACGCTGGCGACCTGCATCTTCTGAAAGCGATCGAGATCATGTATCGCGGCGAGATCGTCTTCCTGCTCAATGCCGAGACGCTGCGGAATCCGCATACCAATACCCGGAAGCTGCTGGCGCGGAAGCTGGAGGAGCTGGGCGCCTCCATCGAGTACCTGCCGAATCAGTTTGCCGGTGCCGAGCGGCGGACTGGCGTCGAGGTGGCGCTGATTCATATCCAGATCGACCAGTCCGTCTCCGATGATCTCTTTGCCGGAGTTGACGACTTCTCCGCCCGCTGTACCGAGAAGGTCGAGGAGAAGCACGAGCTGTCGACCGGGCGCACTCTGGAGGAGCTGGTCGCCGACTACAACGAGGTGGTCCGCGTCGGCACCGAGACCGTCGTCGCCTTCTATCGCAACTTCAAGAAAGTCGGCGGCTTCCTGCGCATGACTGATGCCGTCGAGAAGCTACGGATTTCGTCGTCGTCGGATGTGACCGGCATGATGCAGGACGCGGTCAATAAACTGCTGATCGATGTCCGTGCCTGCTTCTGGCGGAAGACGCTGGACTTGAAGGAGGTCCGCAATCGTCTGACGACCAAGAAGGCTGCCGAGTTTGAACATGCTATGGCCGATCGCTGCTACATGGATTTCACTGAGTCGAACGTGCGCCAGTTCGTGCTGAACCTCATGGACTCCTACGAGCAGACGCTGACCGACGCCATCGTCGATATCTTCGACCTCTTCACGGTGCGGCATTGCTGGGGCGAGAGCGGCGTCCTTGAGAAAAACGTGCATTATTTTAACGGCTGGAAGACGAACAAGTCCTTCAAGGTGGGCCGGCGCGTCGTCGTGCCGATCCGGGGCGGCTGCTGCTCGACGGCGTTCTTTGACTATGGCCGCTGGCAGCTGGCGTATCAGGCCAAGGACCAGTTGCGCGATATTGATCTGGTGGCGTCTTACTTCTCCGGGCTCCGGGATTACACCTCCGAGGCACCAAACGTGGCATTCAGCGCCAACAAGCATTACCTGTCCATGTCGGCTGCGCTCATGGCGGCGTTCAGCGCTGGTTCGAAGGCCGATCGGCACTCTGGCATCGAGGCGGGGCACTTCACCGTGACCGTCCACAAGAAGGGGACCATCCATATCACCTTCAACGACGAGGACGTGCTGCGGCGCTTCAACTTCATTGCCTGTCGTGGCAAGGGCTGGCTGCCGTGCGACTACGGCAAGAAGCGCTATCAGGAGCTGTCGGCACCGGAGAGGGCGGTCGTGGACGCCTTTGAGGGCGAGCGGTCCTATACCGCTGCGCTGGGGCGCCCGGTCTTTGCTCCCTCGGCGCTGTTGCAGATCGCGGCGTAATTCCGGTTGCTTCCGTCTCTCCCTTTTGATACTATCTCAAACCTTGGAGGTGTCCCCTATGTCGAATCTCTCCGCTTCTCGCCACCGGCCCGCGACCGCTGATCTCGTTCAGCGCGACCGGGTGATTGTTTATTCCTCTTCCTCCTCCCCGGTGTTCCATCTGGGGGGAGGTTTTTCTGCCGAACAGGCCGACGATATTAGCGACTACTGCGGGGCGCATCTGCTTTCGGCTGCCGAGTTCGTCGATATCGTGACTGGAGGTGTGTGATGGACTACGAAGGAAGGCTTTACGGTAAGCTGCGCGGTGTCTGCATTCCTCTTGTGCAGACCACGGAAGACATTGAAAAATTACAGAGGGACCGGGACGAGTTGCTTGCGGCTCTGGAGCGTGTTGTCGAATACCATGTTCCTAAAATTAACCCTCTGTCCGATGCCGTGATCTTGTCTGCCCGTGCCGTCATCGACAAGATGGTAATTAAGGAGGTCGCATGAAACGTCAAGAATTTATCGATGCCGTGACCGATGCCGGCTGGGTGCCTCGCAATGACGCGCAATTCGCACGGATCGGGTTTCTCTGGAAGGAACTGTTTCCGAAGGATGCCGAGATTGAGCATCTTTCTGATGTGGAAGACCGTGCGATTGAACTGCAACGGCAACGCGACCATTTGATGTTGGCGCTGAAACCGTTCGCCGTTTTCGCGTGCGAGGTCGCTCCAGGTGAGGATGCTTGCAGCTGTCATAACTGTCGGGCAAAGTATGTTATTGCCAAGATCAAGGAGGACGCATGAAGATCACCTCCCGCGTCCTCACCGATGCCGTCCTGGCCGCCAACCAGTCTGTTCTTGCCGATTACCCTTCCGGGCTGCGCGTCGTCGGTCCTGACGGCAACGGCCTCTATTCGATGCAACTGATCCCGCGCAAGACCGGGGCGCATCCGCCGGTCATCCTTTGCTACAGCCCGCCGCGTGAGGCATACGTCGCGATGCAGGCGGTGCTGGCTGCGCTGCCGGTGGTCCGGGGGATCGCCGATAATCTCTTGTCCTGCGCTGCTGTTCGTCTTGCCGATGTCGCCCGGCGCCCGGAAGGGTGGACGAAGGCCGAGCATGACCGTTCTCTTGATGCCGCTGTTGGTTCGGTGCGGTTCCTGACGGGAGGTGTCCCATGATCGCCGGGCATCGAGCATATCTGTCAGGCCCCATGACGAATATTTCCGATTTCAACCGCCCACAGTTCTTCCTGGCTGAGTCGCTCCTCCTCGCCTCCGGTGCCGCCTCGGTCTTCAACCCGGCCCGGCATCCCGACGGCCTGACGTGGGAGGAGTATATGGCGCTGGATATCGCCGGTATGCACGATTGCACTGCCTTCGTTCGCCTGCCGGGGTGGGAGGCGTCCCGTGGCGCCCGGATCGAGAACGCTCTGGCTGCCGATCGGGGCCTGCTGGTCCTCGACTTGCCTCCTTGTGTCCTGAGTGTTCCCTTTATCAAAACCACCAGTTAGTGCGGGTTTCTTTTCTCTATTGAAGAGGCTGATCTCTCCCACTAACTGATGCGCCAGCAGGCGCTTGGAGGTTCCCATGTTTAATGCCAAAGCGTTCTATCTTCGCCAACTCCGTTCAACCGTCGACGCGCTGGCTCTGGCCAAGGAGGAGGCTGCCGTCGAGATCGCCAAAGACCCGATCCACTTCATGAGCTGGGGCGGCAACGTCTCGTTCGTCGATGCCGGTGGCCACAAGTGTAGCTGCAACGTCGTCGTGCAGGCGTTCAAGGCCCGCATCGCTATCTCCCTTCTGGACGCCGAGGCTAATGGCAATCTCATTGAGTCCGCCAAGCTCCTGCGCGAGCGGATGATCGACACGCAGCTGCGCTTCTCCGGCGGCACGTCAACCAGCGCCTTCTCGAATGCCGTGGATATGCTGGAGGCGGATGCTCGCCGCGACCTGCTTTGCAACTTTGGACCGCTGACTGCCGAGGCGATTCGTTCGCTTGAAGAGGAGGTCGCCCCATGAAAGGTCTTATCTGCTCCATCATGAAAGCCAAGGACTTCCCCGACTGCTCCTGCGACGGCGTGTCGTCCCGGTTCGCGCAGGTCACTCTCTGCGGTCCCGATATCGAAGGCGTCTTTGAGCCGTCCCCGGACGCGCCGGAGGTCAACCTCGTGAAACGCAATCTGTTCCGGGATGAAATCTATGTCCATGCCCGGCCCGCCGAAATTCCCGCCGGCACTCACTCTGCGATGGGTGGCTGCTTCATCTGGTCGTGCGATGCCCGCTTTCCGTCGTCGCAGCCGATCCCGCTTCACGACCGAGTCGAAAATTAATTCTGGAGGAAGTTATGGAGTTCATGTCGTTTACAGAGCAAAGGCTTTCGAGGTCTGGAAAGAGACGGCTTCGTTATGGGCTTTTTAGGTGTCCACGGTGCGGCGAGGTTAGCGAGAAGATGGTCAGTGATGGGAAGAAACAAAAGACTTGCGGTTGCTTGAAGCAGTTCATGGTGTCTCATGGGCATGCGCTTGTGCCTGGGACAAAAAAACAGACCCCTCTTTTCCAAGTCTGGAGCGCGATGAAGTCTCGCTGTTATTCTCCTGCAAATGTTTATTTTCGCAGGTACGGTGGACGTGGAATTTATATCTGCTCTGAATGGCTCAATAGCCCGGCATCCTTCTTCCTCTGGTGTGAATCTAATGGATGGGAAAAGGGATTACATATAGACCGAATCGATAATGACGGTCCCTATGGTCCCGAAAATTGTCAGTTCATTTCATGCCGAGACAATAACCGCAAAAGATCGTCCGTGAAGCTTACAGTGGTAGACGCCATTAAAATTCGCAAGCTTCGCAGCGAGGGCATTTCATGTAAAAGGCTGAGTAATGATTATAACGTTTGCTCCTCTACCATAAACGCAGTGGTGAGTAATAGAACATGGAAAATTAACGACACTGATCTGGAGGTACCCACATGCAATCCCACTACGCGATAAACGTCTCCCGCAACGGTAAGTTCTTCTTCCGGACCGGCACCGAAATCGTCTCGCCCGATGTCGCCGAGGAGGTTGTCACCGAGTTGCGGCGGTGCCTCCTCCCTGTCGACGGCTTTGTCGTCACCTGCCACCACTGGACGTGCTCCGGGCATGTGTATATGCCGGCTACCGCAGAGCCGGAGCATTCGGTCACTGGTCCCCTGATCGCCCGGTGCCCGTCCTGCGCTTCCCGCTGCATCATGTCGCCGAACGATCCTCTCTTTGTCTGCGCTGAGTGCGGCGTGGAGTTCTCTGTCGCTGTTCTCAGCATCAAGGAGGGTTTATGAGTAAGCCATCTGGCGAGTTCGCTGTCTCTCCCCTGTCTCGCGAGGCATTTGTTGAGACCTATGGCGACAATACCGTCTTCACCGAGGACTGGACTGGTCCCCGCTTCCGCTACGGCTACCGCAATCGTCCGTTCGCCCTGTGCCACCAACCGCGCGGCTGGATAATCGGTGGAATCGATAGCGACTTCCGCGACCCCGTGGCCGGCGTTCGGCATGGATGTGTCGACTACCCTTTTGAGCTGACCGCTGACGAGGTCTATTCGTTCGAGCTGGTCTTTCTTGGCGAGGTGTCCATCCCGTAGTTTTTTCCTGTGTTTGCTCTCCTTTTGTCACCACCTTTTGTGATATCATCGCGCCCGGCCACTTGTGCCGGGCCTTCCCTCTCAGTGCCCCTGCGGCCTCTTCCTTTCCCCTGCCAAGGAGTTTCCCATGTCTGCCTGCCCGTCCTGCCAAGCTACCGTCAAGAAAGGTTCCAGTTTTTGCCGCTACTGTGGCCACCAGCTCCCGGTGGTCGTCGGCGTGTCCTATCCCTACGGCATCCGGTTCCCGTCAGCTTTCGGCGATGCTGCTGTCGTTGCTCTGGCTCGCACCGCTCCAAGGTATTCTCTCGACGTTTCCCTTGCTGGAGTATTCCATGTTGCCCTCTACGACCGCCTGACGCTTCCGCAGCTGGCCGATCTCCACCGGGCGGCGTTCCTTGCCTTGCCTCGCGGCTCCATCATGCATACCGTCGACGGCAGGACGTTTTTCGGCGGTTCCTCGTTCTGGGCCTGCATGTCCCGGCGGCTGAATGAGGAGGGAGTCTTCGGCGGCGAGGTCGAGCACTGGTCCGCTCGCTGCCATTCCTTTTTCGGCTGCATCTCGTCACAGAAGCGGCAGCATGCGATGTATCACCGCGAGGGCTGGGAGGTCTTCTATCCGGGCCGGCATGGGCGCTTCGCCGACTCCGTGAGCGGTGGCGAGGCGAACCCTTGCCCGGAGGTAGATGCGGGTCGCCACCAGTTCTTCTACCCGGACCGGGCGAAGATTCAGGCCGAGGTGCTGCAGCTGGCGAAGCGCTCTGGCTGCAACCGGTGCCCGATGTTCTCCCCGGCGTATCTGGCGCAGCAGATGAAGAAGATCCCGCTCGTGCTGGAGTTCGGCGTGACTCCGGATTGCGGCTGGTTCCGCTGTCAGCTGCATGGCGATGCGGCGTGGTTGCGGGTTTATTGACTAAGGAGATTGTGCGATGAAACTTGGTATTGGTTCTCTTGAGACTTGTAACGAGACGGGGATTGTGACCTTCGATTGTGGCTGCCGGTTCAATCCTGAAACGCATGAGGTTTGGCCGTCGTCATCGTGTCGACCCTCTCCACGGCAAGAGTCCGTGGAGAGGCACGAGGATGGGTCTTCTAAGTATGTTCGCGAGGCTCGCTCTGCTCGGCACTCGATGGATGTGAGCTATTATTTTTGGCGTGCTCAAGAGATCATTGATGCTTCAGGTTAAAACCACCAGTTAACGCGGGTTTCTTTTCTCTATTGAAGGGATGATCCTTCCGAATTCAGATGCCCCAGCGGGGGCCGGAGGTTGCTATGTTGACGACGGAGAAGATTTGCACCGGCCAGTTTCGTGTTTGCTGGAACGGCGCGGCTACCGAATGGACGATCATTAACGGCTGTGCCGGTGTCAGTGGGCGCGATTCTGCCAACCACTACGGCGTGCTGAAGGATGGGAGTACTTCTCCTCGCTGGATCGGTTCTCTGATTGCCTGCAAGAAATCGCTGGCGTTAACGTTTCGAAACGCGGACAAGGTGAAGCCTTGAAAGGTAACACCTACGCTGTCGTCATCCGAATTGAGACAATCAGGAAGCGCCTCACCGACGGTGGGGCGCTAAACTGCGGCGATATTGCCGCTCTCTTCGACGTCTCGCTGAAGACAGCCCAGCGCGACATTGAGTTCCTTCGCTCGTTTTACGGCCTCACCATTGACTATGACGCGAGTCGTCGCGCACTGTACTTGGCTGCTCCTGCCCCACCTTATCCGCCTCCGCTGGACAGCGATGTATCTTCTTCTGTCCGTGGTCGGTATCCGAAAAAGCCGGAGCGCAATGCTCCGGCCTTTTTTGCGTTTTTTACTTATTTTTCGTAAGGTGTTCCTTGTACTCCGTCCTTACTGCCAAAATGCCCTTTGGATTTTCTCCCTTTCTTTGTGCCTTCAACCATAGGCCGATAAGTGTGTCGATATTGTAAATCACGCCGACCGCTTTTTTCCCCGCCAGCATTTTCGCCACTACTCGGTGATGCCCATCGATAACCATCGGCCTCTGAATCTTTATCATCCTTCAACCCTTCTACGAGAACCGGCGGGATAGCGGTGCCCTTCCTTTCTTCCGCAGCCAATTCCTGAATCTTCTTGTCACTCCCCGGCATAACCCCTTTTTTATCGAACTCCTTATAATCCTCCCAGTCGTCCCACTCTGAAGGATCGACGTCTTTAAGAGGGATATGGTCGTGGATGATCCTCTTTGGCTGAATCTTGGAACTGAAATGTTCGTCAAGCATTTCCGCTACGTATTTATCCAGAAATGCGGTTGCCTTCAATCGCTTTGCGTCTGCATGCATCTGCTCTGTGTTGATCATTTTATGTGGTGGAAGTTTTGTCGGCTGCGCGGGTGGGACATAATGCGTCTCCCCCAGCACCGTCCGGGGCTCGCCGCCTCTGATCTCCGCCTCGATCCGCTTCCGGCTGGCGGCTGCCGTCTCTTTCGGCTTCCGGGGCTTGCTGGCGGCCTTCTTCCCTTCCTGTGCAGCATCCTTCCCCGGCTCGACCTTCTTCTTCGCCACCGTCCGCAGCAGCGCCATCGGGTGCCCGATGCGGCCCTTCGGCTTCTTGCCGTCCCCGGTGGCTGACTTCCTCTTCCGCAGCAGCGCGACGAGTGCGTGGTGGTGACCTGCGGGCGCTACCGGCGTCTTCTTGCTGCGGCTGTCGTCGTGTTCGTTGACGACGGTGCCGTCCTTGCGCGTGTAGGTTTTGACGTGGGACTTGGCGATCGTCGCATTGCCGCGATTCTTCTTCTGCAGGTACCACGGCTCGTGCCCGGAAAAAGGAAACGGGCCAAGGCAAGCACAGAACGGGTGGATCAGCCCGGCCACCGCCTTAAGCGTCTCCTGCCCATCCTCACGGCCTCCCGGCACCGCCTTGCCGCCCTTCACCGGGTGCGCCTTGCGACCGATGTTCATGCCGTTGCCGATCAGCTCCGCCAGGTCGAAGATGCGCGGCGTGCCGTCCTCCTCCAGGTATAGGTGTTTGCATTGGGCGCAGGCCGTCGGCAGCGGCATCTTGTAGACGAGTTGCTGCGGCCCGTGCTGTTCCAGTATCTGCATCGCCTGCCCCTGCTTCTGGGCGTCGGTGATCTCGAAGAAGGCGACCCGGTCCCAGTCGCGGCTCTTGTCGTCCATCGCGTGATACAGCTCCGAGCTGAATCCCTGCCAGGTGTTGACCTGCCGCTCCGGGATGGCGATGCCAAGCGCCTCCTTCTTCTCCCGGTCCAGCACCTTCGCCTGCAGCCGCTGTTCGTGGAAGTCGATCGCCATGTTGCGGATGATGGTGCGGTTGCGGTCGGCGATGATCTCTCCAGCCAGCTTCGCCGTGTCGTCACCGAGCGCCGTGATGTAGTTGGCGGTCTGCTGCTCGGCGATGGCGATCGCGTGGATATCCGGCGTCAGCAGCGGCATGGTGGCTGCCAGCTTCATGATCTCGGCAAAACTGCCGCCCTGCTCGACCGCCTGCCATGCCCGGCCAAAGGTGAAGGCGTTGTGGATGATGCGGCCTTCGGTCCCGACCGCCAGCGCGAAGTCCTGCGGGGTGACGTCCGGCGCGATCCAGCCTTCCGCCTGCCAGCGTGTGAGGAGGTCTTGCGGCGGCGTGTAGTCTCCCTGTATCTGCGCGGCGATGAATCCGAAGCGGTCCCGGACTACCTGCAGCAGATCGGCGATCTCCTCTTTCGTCAGGGGACGGGTTGGGCCGATGGACTTGATCAGCTCCGCTCCCTGTAGCCGACGCTCGACCGCTCGCTTGATATCGATGGCGGCCAGCCCGTACTCATGCCGGAACTGTCGCAGCAGTTCGCGAGTCGGCGCGTCCCGTGGCTCCTTCGGGCCGTCGCAGCTACAGCCGGCGGCCTTGAGTAGCGCGTCCGCGACTTCGGCCTCGATCCCCTGTGCGGAGACGAGGCCGAGGACGGCTTTCTGGAGCTGGTCGTTGGTCAGGTTGTGGCTGATTTTAAGTTTCATTTAGCGGCTCAATTTGTAATGTCGGACGTGATCCTTGATGTTCTTCTCTGGCACCTTCGACAGGTCCATGCCGCCGTGGTCTCTGGCTGTGTCTCCAAGGTGACGGCCCATGCGGCTATCGAGGAAGTCGCGAGCCTTTTCGTGTGAATCGAAGTGCCCGTTCTTGACGAGGTGGTCAGCTGCGGCGGAATAGCTTTCAGCGGCCTTGGCCTCCACCTTGCGGATAGTGGACTCCGGGGCTCGGTAGATGTCTCCGTCCTTGCCGACTTCTTCTTCAGCGTGGTGATCCTGCGCGATACCGTGGAAACCGTTGCCTTCGTTGGCGGTCTCGGTGCGGGGGGCTGCGGAGGTCTTAGCGGGCGTCTTCTTGGTCGTCTTTTTCTCTTTCTTGCCAAGATCATGTGCTGCGCCGAGTGCCGCCTCTATGCTTTTGACGTGGCCTTCCTTAAAATCGTGGCGGTCCAGTCCACGTTCTTCAAACGTGTCATGGACAAGGAGGTGTTTCTTTGCCACCGGGAGCAGATGGTCGGTGCTCGGAGACTTCCCGCCTCCGGCTTTGTATGCGGCATGCAGGGCTTCTTTGACCCGGCTCACGTGGAGGTCTTTGAAGTCATCCCGATCGCTCTTCTTTTCCTTGAGGCTGTCGATACCGAGGTGAGCCTTGGAGGCAGAAGCAATAGCTCTCTGTCTGCTGTCGTCGTGTTCCTTGACGGTCACGCTGGTGCCGCTGGCCGTGGTGCGCTGGTAGGTCTTGACGTGGGCTTTTTCAAAGGATCTCCGACTCATAACAGCACTTCGAATTTCGCCAGTTGTTCGTCTCGATCTCTGTTCTTCGAGCCAGTCTTCGTGGTCTATCCGAGCCTGATCTGACACCGGCTTTTTCGCTGTTCGCCCTTCTTTTTTATTCAGCGCATCCGCGAACTGCTTTGCCTCCTCATTATTTTTAAACCTGTGGCCGGTTGAGCTTCCTGATCCTCCTTCTCCGACAAACCATGCGCTGCCGTTTGGCGACTTAAAGGCTTCGTAGGGTTCTTTTGTCCGGCTGTCGTCATGCTCCGCCACCGTCGCCACTGCTCCCGACTTGGTGCGGCGGGTGTACGCCTTGACGTGGGACTTCTTGAGCAGCGCCCGGAGTTCATCTTCGGTCTCTGCTGCCGCTTTCCGTAACTCGTCGCTGCTGATGCGTGCCTTGTCTGCCATGTCTATTCTCCCACTTCGATGGTGATAAATTTCACGTCGCGAGGCTGCGACTTTTTCTTGAATTTCTTGGCCGGGATCGGTCCGATCATGTTCCCGGCGGCGTCGATTGGTAGCGACTTTTGGACATCCTCGTCTTGGCTGTCGTCCTGCTGGTCGTCGCCCGGATCGCCTTGCGGCTGACCCAGCATCTGGAAGACTGAGAGATAATTGGTAATCGGGACATCGCTCGGATAATTCCACGGGTTTGAATCATCCAGAGGATCGCCAATCGGTGCCTTGCCCTCCTCCATCCGCGCCTCGTTCTTTGTCATCCATTTACTGACACGAGCGGTCCTTAAGTCTACTGTTAACTTCTCGTCGTCCTTCTCAATGCCGGTGACGATCAGCTTTAGGTCGTTGTAGCGGGGTTTGATGATCGCGTCCGTGAGCCAGCTGGTCATGTCCTCGATGGACGGTATCAGGCTCAACTCCTTGTTGAACTCGATCTCGTCGATCGGGCTGGCGTTACCGAGGCTGTTTCCTCCGGCACCGGAGTCCATCTGGAGGTTTAGTGTGCTCGGATGTGCGCCGTAGGCGGCTGCCTTCAGCATGATCAGCAGCCGGACGAATTCGTTGAACAGCATATCCTTCGGCGTGTCGCGCAGCTTGTGCGCCTCGATCTTGAAGCCGTCAACGCTGCCGCTGGGGATGACCGGCAGGCGCCAGTAATTGCCGGCGCCGTGCGTGTCGCCGATCAGCATCTGCTTGAACGCCTGCAACCCTTCCTTGTCGAAGTCGCCGGCCACCGACAGGATCGCCTCCGGGTAGTTGGTCTTGAACATCTCCCGGTTGAAGCTCCATGCAGCCATCAAAGTAGCTGTAATTTCAAGGGAAACCTCTAAACGAGAAATTCCGTAACCAAATGTGTTGATTTCGTCGCTGGGGTTGGACAGGTGGATGCTGAGCTCGTCGGAGGTGAAGGCGTCAACGAGGAGGCCGTCGACGATCTGGACGTAGCTGGCCTTGGTCAGGTCGAAGCCGGTTGCCGCTGACATCTGGTAGGCGGTGGCGGCATTGACGGTCTTCTTGCCGCCGTTCTTCTTGGCGTTCTTGGCGGCCCACTCCTTCATCGCCTCATCGACGTTCTTGACCGTCTCGCCCGGCAGCGCGTAGAAAGCGGCGTAGCCTTTGCCGTCGGCTCGCTTCATCCGGCGGATACACTTGCGATCTATGATCAGCTCGGTCTTGGTCAGGGAGGCGACCAGTTCCTTAATGCGGCTGTGGGGACGGACGCGGTTTGGATAGAACTGAGTGTACTTCTCCGGACACGGGTCATCGATCAGCACTTCCATTTCACGGCAGCGGTCGTCGATCTCCTTGCTCCCCTTGAACGTCGGATCGTCGTGGCGGATGTGAACCACCTTGTACCCGACCTTCGCCGCGTCGTAGGTATGCTTCCAGATGCGTTTCATCTGGTCGACTCTGGCGCGTATCAGGATGGCATCGACGAACGACTGCCGGGATGCCTGGTAGAGGGTGCGGAAGCCCGGCGTTCCCTGCGGCTTCTCCCTGGCGCCGTAGAGGGACATATTTTGCAGCATGTATTTGGAGAAGAGGGTGCCGCGTTTCTCCTCCTCTTCAGCTGCAATCTTGCGGGATTCTTCTGCGACCGCCTTGTTCAGCGAGTCAATGCTCCGCGAAGAGACCAGAAGTCCCGCCGGAGTCTCCATCATGCCGCCCGCGCGTGGTAGCGCTTTTTTCAGATCGTCTTTGTCCATGCTGACGATTATCTGTTTTTCCGTTCCCTATATCAATTTTTTTGCTCATCTCTTCGTCCCAAGGTCTTGATTCAACGACCTCTCCGGCGAAGGCGACTTTGTAGGCATGGATGATGCGTTGCTCTTCCGGGGTTTTGTCTTTGAGGTGGGGGAGTTCGCTGCGGAGGTAGATCGGGCGGCTGTCACAGGTCATGCGGATGGCGGCGTATTGCTCCCATCCGTCGACGACCCAGACCTCGTCTTGCAGGTTGGCGCTGTTGATGAGGATGGCGCCGGGGAGGGTCATGCGGGTTCGATGGTTCTGGGGAGTGCTTGCCCGCAGAGGAAACAGGTCGGGGTGTTGGACTCTGGTGGATTGATATCCCCAGCGACCTGTTTCCCTCGAATAAAGGCTGGGAGCGTCTTCTTGCATGCGAAGCAATGTGTCACTCCGGGTGTCCAGCTCCTCAGCACGGCGCTTTTCATTCAGCGACTTCGATATTCGTGAAGGTGCCCGTCTTCATCTTGTCCGTAGTGCTGGCTCATGGTTTCACTGGTCCTCTCCCTTGGCGCTGCCGGTCCCTTCGGTTGATACCCGGAGTGCCGGTCCTGCGCCATATAGGCGCTGAGGGTAGCGACTCCGCAGACGAAGCCGACGACGAATGCCAGCAGCAACATCCAGACGTTCATCCCGGACTCCCTGCCGGCATCAGCCGGGCGGCGCCGTTCAGTATGTGCATGAGGTCTTTGAGGCTGACGTCGATGTCCGGCTGCGTGCATATTTCGCCTTTTCCCGTCCAAATCTGCACGCGGCCCTCGGCCATGACGAAGGTGCTGCCGTTGACCTCGAACGTGACCTTGGCGATCTCGCTGCCGGTCATCGGCCACCTCGCGCATGCGCCAGCGAACACTGCGGGCAGTTGACTTTCTCCGGGTCCGTCGTCGTCTTGACCTTGCGCGACAGGCGGCAGAGAGTCTTGCCGTCCTTGGATGCGTAGTGCGTTGTTGCTGCCACTGGTGGCCTCCTTGATTTTTACTTCTCTTGCACCATGTCGAGTAACTGCATCATCTGGTATCGGTCTTTTCGGTTGAGCGGGACTTTCAGCGCCAGCTTCTTATGCCGGCCTGTCAGCAGTACCTGCTTCACCACCTCTTTGCCGTACTGCTTGACGTATCCGACAAATTGATCGTGATATTTTGCGACCTGCCCCCGCAGCCCATCGTGTTCTTTCGCCTTTGTCATCCTCCCGCTTCCTTTCGATTTAAGTTCCCCTCCCCCAGCGACGACCGCTGGTTGCCGGTTGCATCAAAGCAGCCTGTAGCTGTTGACCGGCAGGGAGGGATAATTGCTTTCATTTCGTGAGCCCGCGCAGACTGGTGATCTTTCCCCGTGGCGCCGTCATGACCCGTTCGTGCGGCCTCTGCGCCTCCTTGGCTCTGGGGACCGGCGGCAGGTACTGACTCTGCATCTCTGCGACCTCTTCTGGCGACAGGGTGCGGACCGGCTCGCACGAGGGGTACTTCTTAATGTTCCCGCGTCTCAGCCAGCACATTTTAAAAGGCTCGCCCGTGTAGTCTTGGCCGGTCCCGGTTGGCGTCGTTCTTGTCCAGCAGCGCCGCAGCGAATTCCTGCGACCAGCCGTTGCCGCCGACGTAGGTCAGTACCCGCAAGACGACGTCAGCCAGCTCCTCGATCATCTTGGCGCGATTGCCGATGCGGGACAGGTCGACGTGCTCGATGGCCTCCCGTTGGTATTGCCGCAGCAGGTCCATGCACTGCGCCAGCCGGACGGTCGCCAGATCGACGTGGTAGCTCTTGCTGGCAGAGACATGCTCCAGCGCTTCGGCGATCTCCGTCGCGATCAAGGTAATCTGCGTCCGGTGCAAGCCCTGGTCGAATCCCTTGGCGGCACCGATGCGGGCGGCGTCCTGCGCGAGCCCTTCGAGGACCGATGCGGCGATCAGGCGAAAGTCTTTGTCGCTGAATGGTATCTCGACGAACTCCTTGTTTTTCGCTGCATCATCTTCGTCGTGGCAGCGATTCATCTCGTTGGCCATACTTCGGACAAGGCGGACGGTCAGCGTGTCGTTGTCGCCCGTCTTCGGGCATTCGGCTACGCACATGCCGATGATGTGGATCGCGAGCAGCTCGGCGTGGCAGCTGTCGTATCTCACCTGCAGCGCGTCGAGGCGCTCCTTGAGGAGCTGGCTGCAACTGTGGCTGCCGTCCTGCCCTGTTGGCCACGAGTATCCACAGGTGCAACAGGTGGAGGTGGGGCGGTCGGTCATGGCATGATCCTTTTGCGGAAGCTGACGGCGGCGGCCTTGCCGAAGAGCACCTTGGCGGCATCCCGGAGGCGGCACCAGAAGGAGTCGTGGCCCTTTTCGAGCCGGTGGATCGCTCCGGCGAGCTGCGCCTTCTTCAGCTTGTTGTAGTTGGTGATGGCGCAGGAGCACGGCACGAAGTCGCCAGCTTTGATCGCCGTGTATCCCCGCCCAAAGCACTTGCCGCAGCCTTTCTTGGCGATGAAGGCCAAATTCGTTTTCTGCTGTTGCTCTTCGCGTTTACTCTTGGTCTCTTTCATCGGTGGGCTCCTGTCGTAAGGTGGGGTGATCTTAGCATGAACCGTTCCCTATACCAAACAATTTATGTGCTATTCAGTGTTTTCTTTGTCCGGGTCGTCGTAGGTCTCCGGGACGACGGCGAAGCGAAACGTCAGGCCGCATTTGAGCGCGGCGGCGGTGACTTGCTGGATCGTAGCGTTGTCATCCTTGAGCAGTGTTCCGAGGGCGATCAGGTTGTCTCCGAGTTCGGTGTTGGTCATGGTTTCCTGCACTCCTTCCATCCCTGTTTCTCCGCCACTTCTTGCGGCGTCGTGTCGGCTTTGGTCATCACCGCGATGCCGCAGCATGTGCATTTATAGGCGCGGCCCGTGCCGACCTGTTGCCATTCGTGGCTGGTGTTGCTTCCTGCCGCGTTCCTTGCCTCTTCGGCGAAGTCGGCAAACGCCGTTGCCCCCCTGTGGATGTATCCGTCCAGCGAATATCGAATGCCGTCAATGTGGTGATTGAAGGCGTCCACGATGATCGGCAGGATATCGCCGGTCTTGCGATCGACCTTGTACGAGTAATGACGGAATTCATCGGCGGTATGCTTGCAGCGCGGGTGGATGATGATCTTCTTGAACGAGCGCAGGTAGGTGATGCCGTCCTCGACTGATCCGGCCCACTTCTTGGCGCCCTGAATGCGGAACCCCTTCTTGCGGACGTGGCTAACCGTCTCAGGGCGTGACGAGTCGGCCTTGATCGGCCAGTCGCGGCTCCCTGGCACGGCATCGAACAGATCGGGGATTTCGTCAAGCTCCACTCCCACTCCTCTTGCCTCGTGGTCGACATAGAGGATGTTGTCCTTGACGAAACAGCGGTTGAGCGTGGTCGGGTCTTCGGCGAAGCCCCAATCTGTGCCGTAGAAGAACCGGGCGTCGTCCGGGGTGTCGAAGGTGTCGATGACATATTTCCCCTTGAAGATGATGGAGTCGGTCAGCGTCAGCGTTTCGCCTTCCCAGACGTTGAGGTAGGCGCCCTCTGGATCGATGGACTTGAGATGTAGGCGCTCCCGGTTCAGCGTTTCCGGGAAGTGGGGATTGTCGGACCAGTTCACTTTGACGACGATGCTGTCCGGGTGCGGCTTGACGACGAATCTTTGGTGCGTCGGCGCTTCCTCCTCCATCGGGTTATAGCTGATCCATATTTCGCTGCCGTCTTTGCGGATCGTCGGTATCAGGATGTCCCATGACTCCTTGCTGACTGATTCGGCCTCCTCGACCCAGCAGATGTCGATGCCTTCCTTCGATTTGATCTCCTTGATGTTGTGGCGCAGTCCCTCGAACATGAACTCGGCACCGGAGCGGCTCTTGATGACGGAGCGTCCGGGCGTGAAGTCCCGGTCGAAGCCGAGCGCGGATATCTGGTCGCAGAGGAGGCGGTGGACGGAGTCGGTGATGGAGGTCTGGAATTCGCGGGCACAGAGGATGCGGACGGGGTATTGTTTGGCGATGATCAGGAGAGCGCGGGCATAGGCCCAGCTCTTGGCTCCGCCTCGGCCACCGTAATAGACCTTGTAGCGGTGCGGCTCAAAGAGGTGGACGAATTTCGGTGGGATGATGCTACTCGGCATCGGCTGTCTTCTTCATGCCGTGGTAGATGTCTTTCATGGTGAAGGTGGTCTTTTTACCGTCGGCATCGGAGACGGTTACTTTGACGGTGCGGTCGCTCTCTTCTGTCGTGCGGCCAAACTGTTTCGGGTTGCGGCGTTCAAGGCGCCATGCGGCTGCTTGCCATGACCCGGCGCGGGCGGCTTTCGATATGTCGCTGAGGTCAATCATGTCGGCTTCGGCCATCGCTCTTTCGCAGGCGTCGGAAAAGTCTTTGAATGGTTGCTCGTTTTTCGCTCCACGTCGCAGCCAGTCATAGAGCGTGTCCTTGTTGATTCCGGCGGCGACGGCGGCGGTCTCGACGTAGTTCCCGGCGCGGACGAACGCGAGGATCTTCGATACCACTTCGTCGTTATACTTTGTCGGGCGCCCGTCCTTGCTCCCCGGTTTAAGCACCTTCTTCTTGCTCGGCTTGCTTCGGGGCTTCTTGATGACGGGCTTGACCTTCTCGACTGCTGTCGCCACCTCTTTTGCCGCTGTTTTTTTCATGGCTACTAAACTTTCAAAGTGTTATGCCGTGATTTCTGGCACCGCGTTTAGTCTCGCTAAACTTTTCGACCTGTTTTCTCTATGGAATGGTTGTGGTCGTCGCTGCCGGACGCTCGACGGGGTGTTGGATCGGTGCTCTTCCGCTACGCTCATCGGGTGTCAGCGCCCGGACGTAGTGTTTGCACTGCATCCGGCCATTAACTTCCTCCATGCGGGCAAAGAGGTGGATTCCCATGTGGCGCTCGATGGCGGCCTTCTCCTCCGGGGTCGCGTCGAGGAGGTGGACGGTGTAGAACTTGCCGTGCGCGGTGGCCTTTGCGGGCTCTGCGGGTCCGGGCGTGAAGACTCCGGCCTCATGCCGCCCGCTGCGGATCTCCATCTCCCCTGCGAAGCGGTTCGGGGCGCCGTCGACGTAGAATTTGTGCGGCCATCCGTACTTCTGATCCGCCATCTCCAGATGCGCTCCGGCGGCCAGCGCTTCGGCCAGCTCAGTCGGATGCATGGAGCCGCAGTAACCGCAGGTGTGGAGTGGCCGGGCGGCAGGCATCTCGGATTTGTCCTGTTTGGCGGAGCGGGGTGCGTTCCACTTTTTGAACTTGTCGTCTATGCCGTCATGGGCGACGGTGGGCGGGAGGTTTTTGTTGATGTCCATTGGGCTGGGCTCCTTTGTTAGATATTCGTCTTCTGGATGATCTCGCTGGACCAGATCGGGATGCAGAGCAGCCACCACGTTGTGCGGTAGACGACCTCGGTGTGCTTCGCGTCGTCATGCCCGGCATCCCATGTCGGTACGCTGCGGCGGAACTGTCTCACGGTCTTGCGGATCATGGCTGGCATCCTTTCCCGACATGGCCGCAGTAGCCTTTTCCGGTGAGTTCCCGCTTGATGTGGGGCTGCGCCGGGGTGGTGTACTCCTCCTGCCATGCCATGCAGTTGTCCGCTACGCAGCGGCGGTCCTGTGTGCAGCAGTGCCTCTTTCTGGCCTCGTCCGGGGTGTGGGTCATTTCTTCCTCGCTTTCTGCACTTCACTGAATGGCGTCATGCTTCCGTCCTGATTCATGAGTTGCGGCTCTTCTTGGCAGTATTCGAAATAGCGCTGGAGGCTGCTCTGGACGTAGGCCGTGGACAGCTCAATCCCACGATATCTGCGTCCGGTCTTGCGGCAAGCGATCAACGTTGTGCCACTGCCGTTGAAGAGATCGATGACAATCTCCCCGTACTGGCTGCTGGCATAGATGCAGCGCTCGACCAGGCGTACTGGCTTCATTGTTGGGTGGTCGGGGGACTTGTGGGGCTTGTCGATTCTGATCACTGTGGTCGGTTCCCGTAGGCGGAGTTCCTTGGCAATTTTGATCAGCTCCGGCTTGGAGAGCTTGGTGATGTCGATATCGTCGTCTATGACGGTCGTTTGCGAGAAATCGCCGCTGAAGTAGTGGGCGGCTCCTTCTTTCCAGCCGTAGAGTATCGGCTCGTGCTGCCAATTATAGTCTTGGCGGCCCAGTGCAGCAGAGTTCTTAATCCAAACAAGGCATTGCTTAATCAGTAATATGGGGGCACTATTAATTGCCTTCCTGAAAGTTGTTCCGAGGTTGGCGGTATCCGCATGTGCGACATAAAAGCAACCTCCTGGTTTCAACGCATGACTCATCGAAGTGAATGCTCCGAGCAGAAACTCCTCAAACAAAGAATCTGTCATTTTGTCATTCTTTATGCCCTGTTCATCCGTCCGTTTATGTTGACTCCTTGGCTTCGCTCGATTCTCGTTGTGCTGGACGTCCACGTTGTAAGGAGGATCAGTCCAACAAAGATCCGCCTTCTCCCCATTCATTATGCGTTCGACATCTGCGATCGATGTGCTGTCGCCGCAAAGCAGCCGATGGTCGCCTCCGCCGAGTACCCACAAGTCCCCCAGCTTCACGAACGGTTCCTCGACGGGTTCGACGACGGCATCCTCGTCTCCAGTCGGGTCCGGCTTATTCAGCCCCAGAAGTTCGTCGATCTCTTCCTGATTAAACCCGGTGAGGTTCATGTCGTAGCCGGTCTCGACAAGCTCCTGCATGAGCTGCGCGAGGAGGTCGTCGTCGAACTCTCCGCCGTGCCGATTTGCAGCTATATTCGCCGATTTTTCCTTTTGTTCATCCCACTCAACCTCCCGGTAGTTGAAGCGACCGTCTGGAGTGTCGATGTATCCGCTGGCGACCGTTCCCGCCTTGTCCGTGACCGCTTCCTTAACGATTGGCCAGCTGGGATCGAGGTTTTTAACACGCTGATGTCCACCAACAAGTCTTCCGGTTCGGATGTTGAAAACGATAGAACCTAATTCGCCGAACTCCTTCATAGCGTCACGGAGCATATGAAGTTTTTCCGGGGAAATCCGGCGGGGGTTGTACCCGCTGGGCCGCAAATCGCTAATAGATGTCGGCACCAGTTCTTTTGCTGCTGTTGTTAGGTTGTCTACGGTCCTATCTGCGTTTGACACCGCGCTTTTTCTTTTTTGCGTCGCCATTACGTCCTCTTCCCTTTATGTTGTTTTAAGGAGTCGCTCTTCTTTGCTGTGACATTTTGAACACAAGGTTATAAGGTTCTCCATGCTGTGAGCCTCTTCTGGGGTATCGAATAGCCTGAATGGTTTTTTGTGGTGGACATGCAACCTCTTCCCGGTCTTCCCACACTTGGTGCATTTATTCCCGTCTCTTTCCCTTGCTTGCCGGCGGATTCGATCCCACCCGCCGTAATAGGGTTGCGATCCGTCTTTGCATAAATAGCCACCCTTCCATCTAGGATGATTTTCTTTTGACCAGTTCAAAGATTTCCACGTCCCGAAGCATTTAGTTGAACAAAAGACTGAGTTCCTCGTCTCTATTTGGTCTCTATTTCTGAAAAACTTTTTGCTGCAAATTATGCATTCCCTTTCTACCGGGCCGCCTTTCCATCTCTTTGTGTTCTCTCCTGTAACTGCCGCTCGCTGTAATTTCATCCTGCATTCAATAGAACAACAGTCTTTGGTCCTTCCGCTCTTCCGAAGGATGTCGCTTATCGTTTTATAAAAGTATTCACCGCATGCATGGCAGGTTACTTTCACCGACAATCGTATCCTTCCATTTCTCGCTATTCGGATCGGCTCATTTATTATCCCGATTGTTTTGAGCCTTTCTTTGTATTCTTCTATTCTTCTGTCCATCTCCGTCACGCCTTTTGCCCTCCCTATCTCTGTATTTCCCGCAGGCGGATAATCGACGCGGCAATGTAGTTGATGGCACCGAGGCGTTCGGCGATGGCAGCCTCCGTGGCGAGACGTTGGCTCTCCCAGAGTTTCTTGGTCGCTTGCCCTACCGGGTAGCCGTCGCCGACGTTGCGGGTGATCTCCAGTATCGGCTGGTCGACGAATGGCTTGCCGTTGGCGTGGCGCTCCTTGCCCTTCCCTTGCTGGCTTTGGTCAAGCGCCTGCTGCAGCACTTCGGCAAGGGGCTCGTAGCCGGGCTCGATCGTCTGGCTGTGTTCCCTCTTAGTTCCGTAGTCGATCAGCATCCCGTCCTTGCCGCAGGTCGGGCAGTCTATAACTCGAAAATTTGCGTCTCCGGTGTTGTGGATCGTCGCGTCAAACCCGCAGTGGACACATTGGACTCGCATCTGTTCTCTCCTCACTTGCTTTTGTCGCTGGGCTCGATTTCTTTGCAGCTGAACCACTCCGCACCGCACTCGGTACAGCGGTACAGCGGGTCTCCGGGGTTGCAGGTGTCGAGCGGATGCTCGTCGGCTACCTTCTTGGCTTTGCCGTCGCAGACGAAGCATGTCATGACTGGCAGCCTCTGGCGCCTTCCGGACAGCTCCCGCGCGTGCAGCCCGGTCCGGCGTCTGCGAATAATGCGGGAGCAATGCGCCTGCATGCGTTCAGCATCTCCTTCGCCATTTCCCGGATCTCCCATTGGGCACGGCTGCAGCAGCGCAGCGAGAAGAAGTGGCGCAGCTCTCTGGCGTTCATGGTCATCACCAGTTTCGTCTCGGCGGCGTTCGGGAGGACGAAACGGGCGTCTTCGGCGGGCACTCCGGCGTGGATCAATTCGTCGTAGAAAGCGAAGGCCTGCAGTTCCATGAATTCACGGTAGGCGGCCTCGTACCCGGCGGCGGAGATGCTTTCCGGGATGATGTAGTTAGCATCCTTCGTCCGGACATACCGTTGGCTCTGCTGCGAGAATGAAGCGACCCGGTGTCGCACCAGCTGGTGCGAGCAGGCCCGGCTGATTCCATCGACGGCGAAGGTGAAGCTGGCGTGCTCTGCGACCGACTCGTGTCCCATGCCGAGAACTTTCCGCAGCAGGAGAATGTCGCTGTCGGTTGTCGTGCCGGGGACAATGGCTGCTGGCATCCCGGCGCTGTAGCATACCCTTGCCGCGTAGGCGCAGACCGCTTCCGGGTCCGGGGTGTGGGTAACTAGTTGGACTTTCATGGGCTCTCCTCGAATAGTGTCATCTGCCCCTCGCAGGTCCGGGCCTTGCGTTTGCGGTCCGCTCTGGCTGCTCCGAGTATCTTGCGCAGACAGGTCTTGCCGATGCCGATATGGATCGACTCCGGGTCTGTCAGTTTTCGGTTGCAGCGTCGACAGCGAGTGCTTTCGGCTTTTGCTTTTCCCATGATGTCCATCCGTTATCCGTTCTCTTCTCGACCATCTGCCAGTATAGGAGCGCTCCGGTTTCGCGGATGTTCTCACCTTGGTATTTCTTCGTCGGGCTGGGGTCGTGGACGACGACGCCATTCATGTCCATCACCACCGCGTGGGTTTTGCCTTCAAAGTTCTTACTTGGAACCGCAGCGTCGAAGTATCCCTCGATGCTGTCTTCGAAGAGTAATTCCCGCTTCCCCGGATATCCCGACCCGCAGCACTCGTAACCCATCGACCAGAAGAAGCACGTCCAGACGTTTTGCCATATCCATTCTGGCAGCAGGATGAAGTGCGGGACCGCTTCCAGTTCCAGATCGAACAGGCTGGCGACGACGGCTCGCATGCAGTCTCCTCGGCCTTGGTCGTGAATTGATTGTTCGACTTTGGTCATGCTTTTCTCCCTGTGTTTTACTGGCCAGCGGCAGGGGGTACCGGAGATCACATCTCCAGCTCCCTACCACCGGCCTCCGTTTGCGACCGGATGTGGTCCTGCTCTCTCAATGAGGCCAGCAGTCGTCGCGAGGTTGAATGGTTGCGGTGCCGACGACAGCAGTTCCCGCTTCCCCTATGCCTTTGCTGTTGGGTGCCTCTGGGGGTTCTGTATTTATCCTTCACCGACGATAGTCTTGTCCCGGCGGTAGCCCGGCACGCTCGGTACTCGATCGGCCACACACTTGCAGACTTCGCAGGTGGTCTGGACGTGGGAGTGTGGTGCGATCTCCTCTTGCCGTTGGCCGCAGAATCGGCACTCGTAAGTGTAGAGCGGCATTATCCTTTGATCTCCTTGTAAATACGCAGGACGCTATCGGCGTACCGGACTGCCGCCGGCCCTTGCCCGTTGTAGCGGATCAAGGCTTTTCTTATGCTGCCGTGCTGGCCTATCAGCGTCCGGATCACTCTCTCCGCCTGTGCTGCCTGCCCGAACACGTCCGCCGGGACATGGCCCCAATACTTCGCCCGGACTTGCCATGCGCCCTGTTCCCCAGCGGTTCCTCTCGGTGACCACGGGTTGGCGTTGCTTTCGATGGTGGCGATAGCTGCCAGCAGGAAAGGGTCAGCGCCTGCCTCGACGCACGCTGCGGCGATATCGGCGGAGCCGATAGACTTCTTTGCGTTGAGGTAGGTGATGATCCTTGACTCGACGTCCTTCTGCTTCTGTTCGTACTGTTGCTTCTCTACTTTGAGCTGTTGGATCTCGATGCGGAGGCGTGAGGTTTCCCTCTCGTTGTCTATCGTCTTGACGATGTGATAGGAGAGGGCGATCGCTGAGACAATGATTCCAATAATAATGACGTCGAGGAGCTGGTTGGTGGCATCGTTTTTCCTGTTCACGGTTTTCTCCTGATCGTGATTTCGAGCCCATCGACTCCGGGGACGAGGTGTGGCTGGTTCTTGTCACAGCCCATTGTGACCCATCGTTTGTGCTGTCGCTTGTGCAGGTCGCAGACGAGGTGGTTTACTCCTTCGACTTCAATCTTCTGGCCGTCCCATGCCCGGTGACCACACCTCTGGACAGCGCAGAGCGAGGGGAAAACGGGATGCTGACCGTCAGTCACCGGGTTGTTGCGTTCATAGACAATCTGTCCCCGGTTGATCCTGGCGCTGCAGTTGACGCAGACATATTCGACCCCCTTGTGGATGAGTCGTGGGTGGACCGCCAGCACGAGGTGCGTCACCATGAGCGTTCCGCCGCAGACGGAGCAGGTGCGGCAGCTCAGGCATCGGCGGACGCCATGCCGCTTGCACCATTGCCGGTCGGCGTTAATGCACTCCGGGTGGATGCCGTCCTTGAACGACATACGGGCGTAGCGCTGCCGCTCCCGTGGTCCCAGCGGATCATCGCTTGAGTTTGATCCATTCATTGAACCGGTCGACAAGGGCGGTGAACTCCTCACGGTTGATGTCTGTGCAGCTGGCGACGTTAAAGTGTTCCTTGAAACATGCCTTGCAAGTCTCCGGGCTATCAATACTTCTGGCTGCTGGCCAGAAAATTATCTCTCGCAAAAAATCCCAAAATCTCTCGTTGCGGAACCAGCCGACATGCAGCCCCTTGATTTCGTGCGAAGTCAGGGGGGAGCTGTTCTGTCTCTTTTCTGGTACCGGCACGTCGCTATAGCTGCGGATAGTCATGGTAATGCTGGTATCGGGAAGGGCGGTGATCATCGGGCCGATGCTCGCTTGTTGCTCGAAGCATGTCTCGAAGGAGAGAAAGAACTTTTTACCTTTGTGGGGGACGTCGACGATGAAGGCCGGCGAGATGGTGATGTTGATCTCCCCTTGTATTTCGATCTCGACCTTGCTGTCGATCAGGCCGGTCAGTTGCGAGGGGAGTTCCTTTTCTGTGGGGATTTCAACGAGGCAGCGCCATGCCTTCTGCGACCTCATCCACTTTCGTTCAACGAAGCGGCAAGGAATGACTAAATCTTTCGATATAGGGAACACTTGAGGCATACGCTTGCCGCTTTCTTATTTTTCCGGGCGGGGGGAGGGAACAACGGATTCAACCGCCGTCCCCGTCCCCGCTCCTGTTAGTTTTAGTTCTGGCACTCTTTGGCGGTACAGGTGGGACAGATAAACGCCTCGATCATCGCCGTTTGTACGTTGTTCTGCTCTGCGTAGATCGCCTCTTCGAGATTCAACCACAGAGGTCGTTGCTCTCTGGTCATGGTTGCCAGTAGCGACTGTTCCGCGTCAGAGCGTTGCTGGCTGTTCTTTCCTCTTCCGGATTCCGCGATTTCCGAGAGCCGTTCCATGTCCTTCTTTGGGCACTGTGCCATTCCCTTTTCCTCCTATTGTTTTTCTACCGAATTTCCCGCCAACCTGCATGCTCTCCAAGGCGGCGAGGATATGTGGCACCATGAACTTGTTCGGCTTCCCCGGTATATGCGGGAGCATTTTGCGGCGGCATAAGCGCGTGACGTGCGTTTCGCTCCAGCCAGTCATGCGGGAGACGTCCCCGGTATCGAGCAAAAGCTGACCGATGCCGAGGAAGAGGTTGAGCCGTTCCTCCGCTTCTGGAGACGAGAGAAGAAAAGCAGTAATCTTTGCCTCAAGATGGTCCGTCATGTCAAGCGACTTTACCGCAATCAGCCGGCTTATCGTCGGAAGGGACAAGGCCGTCCCGGCGCAGGGCCGCGACATAGGACGACACGACCGGGCCGTTACTCGTCCATTGACCCCGCAGGAACATTTTAAAGGTGTTCAGGTTGAATTTGTTCGCCCGTGCGTATCCGGCGATAGAAAACCCGCGTGCAAGTAATTTCTGTTTTGCCAGTTCGACGTTGACCATGTTCTTGCCCCTTTGGTATATTTGCGAATTGATAGTAACTGCTCCCGTTCCCTATGTCAAAGGTTTTTATGGCGAAAATTTACGCGCACAAACAGCACGGGTGGCAGTTGCGTTTCACCATCTATTTTGCTGAACAAAAGGTCGTCCGCTACCGCTTCAGCCGGTCTCGCGACGAGATGTATTCCATGCACCGGGCAGCGGAAATGCTGGAACTCGCCAGCCGTCGCTGTGACGCCTCTTTCCGTGAGGTGGAGGTCGCCGTCAACCTCGGTCTGATCTCCAGTTCCGAGGCGGTCCTGCTGACTGGCGGAAAACGATCGTCGTCCTATGATCTTGATCTGGTCATGGAGCGCTGGTCGGTCTCCTCCTCGTTGCTCAACTCCCCCTACGGTCATGGAGTCAACCTGCGGCGTGGTGTCCGTCTGCGCCTCTGGCTGGAAGCGAACCCGATCCCGACGCTCGACGACGCTGCCGTGAAGAGATATATCCAGAGGCGCCGAGACGGGCTGCTGACCTATCCCCATCCCCGGACCGGGATCACCGTCGTCGGCTGTTCGACCAAGACCATCACCAATGAGCTGCAGGTGCTACGGGCGATCATTGACGAGGCCGTGAAGCTCAAGATGGTCGACATGAACGTGGCTCGGTCTGTCGATCTCCCGGTGAAGAAGTCAAAGTTTCGACGGTCCATGTCGATGGATGAGGTTTCGGCGCTCCTTGAAGCCGCCCAGCAGTCTCGGCACCTCTGTCATGGGTATGCGGTCGAGGTCTTGTCCTGTGCTGTCTATGCTGGCCTGCGGCGCTCGGAGATTCGGACCCTGCAGTGGCGCGACATCGACTTCGACAATGGTCGTATCCGGATCGTGCAGAAGGCGGTACCGGGCGAGGATGATTTTATCCCCAAGGGTGGCAATGCCGGCGTGACGACGCTGCCGGATCGCCTTGCCGAGATTCTTGAGCAGGTAGAGCGCAAGGGGGAGTGGGTCTTCGGTGGAGAGAAGCCGCTGGTTCTTACCGCGTTTTGGCAACTTTTCAAGGAGGTGGCGTCCCGTGCCGGGCTCCCCTCGGATTTGTCGCTCCATCACGCTCGCCATACCTACGGGTCGTGGCTGCTCCGCATGACCGGCGATCTGTCGTATGTTCAGTCCGAAATGCGGCATACCGATATCAACACGACGCGGAACTACATGCATACGACCGCCTCGGAAAAACCGGCCCGGCTGCTCGACTTCGGCATCAAAAAAAAGGATTAAATGGTGGGCGGGCAATCGGATTTTTTTGGGCGTTTTGGTAGTTCTTTGGTAGCTCGTTTTATGCGTTCCTCTTTTCTCTTTAATTCCAAGTTCTTGCAAAAAGTCCGCGCGGGTTCGATTCCCGCAGGGATCACCAGTTAACCGCTATAAAAGCCACATATAAAGTTGCAGTTTTCTTTGCTTTTTTGCGTAGATACCGACTTGACAGTGGCTTTTATGGTTTTATCATTCTTTTGTATAGGGATCGATTAAGGCTTATTGTAGCCGAGAAGCTTGGTACTTTTTTGGTACATGTGGAAAAGGAGGTTTTGTCATGGTCTCTTTGAGTGGTGTCGTCCATGATCTTCGTCGTCAATCTGGTCTCGGTCTGCGCGAGCTTTGCCGCAAAACCGAGCAGACCGGGAGTCTCTCAGGGCCGTTGTCGATCGCCTATCTTTCTCGGATTGAAAATGGCGGTGTGCATAACGATCTGTCGAAGGTCTCGATTGACAAGCTCTGGGCGCTGGGGGTCGCTCTCTCTGTCGACCCTCTCCTCCTCTTCGTCCTCAAGGCCGAGCTGCCAGCGAAGTATCTCGATCATGAGACGCGGAAGTCGCTCTTCGATGTTCGCGATGTTCCCGACATGCGCTTCGGCGAGTACGTCCGCAATCTTCGCCATGCACTAGACCTGTCGCTGGCCGATGTTTCGAAGGCGGCCAAGGTCGACCCGGCTCGCTTCGGCATCTCTCCCGGCTATCTGTCTCAGGTCGAGACGGGAGACGACGACCTTGTTTCCAAGGTGACCGGCGAACGGTTGTGGGCTCTGGGCTGCATCTACCGGGTTGATCCTCTGGCACTCTTTTGTCTCAGTCGCGGCATAACACCGTTGCTGGTTGCTCGCTATCGCAACTCCCTGTTTGGTAAATTCTCGCTTTGATATAGGAGACGGATGTGATACTCTCCGGGCATGAGTGATCGTGACCCGGAGTACCGTGCTTTTATCCGGCAGCAGCGTTGTCTGTGCTGCCCTGCTCCTGAGTCTATTCATCACCACCAGCCGCGTCGGTTTCATGGCTCTACCAGCATGAAGTGCTCCGACTATCGCTGCGTTCCCCTCTGCTACATCCACCATGACGAGTTCCATCGCACCAGTTGGCCGTTTTACGCCAAGTATGGCATCGACGTCGAGGCCGAGATCGCCCGGCTCAATGCCCTCTATTTTTTTGCCTGACGTGTTCCCCATATCGAAACCACCAGTTAGCGTCGGTTTCTTTTCATGATTGAGCAGCTTTGTCTGCCAACACCCCACAGGAGGTTCCTATGTCACAACCAGAAAAAGTGTCCCTTGCTACCCTACGCGGTGGCGCCGCCGTCGAGCAGTTCGATGCCGAATTGCTTCGTGTCCTTGAGAATGTCATCGACATCAATACCGACGGCAAAACGCGCACCGTCACCCTCGCCGTCAAGATCACCCCGGACAAGAATCGCAGCTTCTGCACTGTCGAGGTCTGCGTCTCGTCCAAGCTCCGCCCGAATGAGTCGTTTGAAACGCAGATGTATCTTGGCGTGCAGAACGGCCTGCCGTTCGCGATGGAGCACAATCCGGAGCAGATGACTCTAGAGTTAAATTCGCAGGTGACGAAGTCGTCACTTCCCGTTATCCAATTTCCCATTGCCAAGGAGAACTAACCGATGTTGAAGGCCGCTATGGATCTGTTGTTGTCGCTCAAGACCCCGCCAACCATTAGTATTGATGATCGGACCTATTCGACTCTTCCCCTGTCACCGTGCAAGGAGCCAGCTCCGCCTAGAGTAGTCTTGCACTCCCTCTCTGGCCTGCGGGATTGCATCAAGGGGTTCAAGACCCGTGATCGGTCGTTGGTCGATCGCGACTTTTTCGTGTCGATCGACTCGCCGACGTGTGTCTCTGTCGTCAGTACCTGTGAGGGCGACTTCAACGAACGTTTCACCTTGGTACAGGCGACCACAGCGCATGATGATTTTCCGTTCGGTCGTTACATGGAGCAGGAGGAGTTCGTCATCGCTCTTCAGACGATGTTCGTGCAGGACGATGCGCTTCGAGCTGTCCTTGGTGTCGCCGGCAATCTTTCGGCAGCAACGGATGTTAATGTTCAGGACGACGGCGTGACCCAGAAGGTCACGGTGCAGCTCGGTGTCGTGCAGAAGGCGGTTGTATCCGTCACCAATCCGGTCACGCTGAAACCGTACCGGACCTTCCTTGAGGTGGAGCAGGCTCCGTGCCAGTTGGTTTTGCGCTTCAAGAAGGGTCGTGATGGCGGGGCTCCTTCGTGTGCTCTCTTCGAGGCCGATGGCGGTCTGTGGAAGATCAAGGCGATGGAGAATTGTGCGGCGTGGCTTTCTGATAATGGCGTTGCCGACGTCCTTTGCTAATCATCTCGTGATTGTTAACCGGAGCTGGTGTCGTTTGGCATCAGCTCCTTTTTTCTGGAGGTGTTTCAAATGATGAATCAATGCAACTTCATCGGTCGTACCGGCAAGGAGATTGAGCTGAAGTATACGCCTTCAGGCGATCCCGTGGCGACCGTCTCTCTGGCCTGTTCGGAATCGTGGAAGGATAAGTCAGGTCAGAAACAAGAAAAGACGGAGTGGATCAATCTTGTTGTCTGGCGGAAGCTCGCTGAAATCATGGCGCAGTACGTCAAAAAGGGTGACTTGATTTTCGTGTCAGGGAAGATGACGACTCGGAAATGGCAGGACAAGGACGGCAACGATAAATATTCCACGGAAATCGTTGTCAGCGATATGAAGATGCTCGGCTCCAAGGGCGACGGCGAGCGCTCGGCTGCTCCGGCCCGGACTGCGCGGGAGACAACTCCTGACCCTCATGGCAACAGCAAGTACGAAGAGCCGCCGTTCGATGCAGATCAAGAGATTCCCTTCTGATCTTGAAACCACCAGTTAACGTCGGCTTCTTTTCCCCTGTGAAGCGGATCGGATTTATCACTCTTGACAGGGAGCGGATTATTTTGGTATAGGGAACACGTAAATAACGCGAACGGGAGTGACGGCCTGTAACGCGATGAGTTTTCGGGATGTCTAATCCCGGAAGGCCCATGCTCCCCGGCGTCCGTCACCGCCGGGGGGTATGGGTTTTTCATTTTCTGGAGGATTCTATGGTCCCTCATCTTATTGGTGGCTGGACAGATCATTTCACTGCCGGAGGTATGTCATGGCGAGAATAAGAACGATCAAGCCGGAGTTTCCTCAATCCGAATCAATGGGCCGCGTTTCGCGAGACGCTCGGTTGCTTTTTATTCTTCTCTGGACACTCTCCGACGATGCCGGGAGGTCTCGCGGAAATTCGCGAATCCTCGCGAGCCTTCTTTTCCCTTACGATACTGACTCGGTAGAGTTCATCGACGGTTGGATCGGTGAGCTTGAGGCTGAGGGCTGTGTTCTTCGCTACTCTGTTGGTGTGTCAACCTATATCCAGTGCCTTAACTGGCTGAAACATCAAAAGATTGACAAAGCCTCTCCGTCCAAACTTCCTGCCCCTCCTGAAAATTCGTTTCCTCCTCTCGATGTTTCGTCTCCTCCTCGCGAATCCTCTCCTCCTCCTCGCGAGCCTTCGTCGTGGGACCTAGGACCTAGGACCTTAGAACCTAGGAAGGGAAAGGAAGAGGAGCAGAGCAGCGTGCGCGATAATCTTTTTCCTGACGTTTGTGGTTGTGTTCGTGACGCGGTTCGCAAGGTCCAGCTGAGTGCTAGGGACCTGGACACCATCCGTCAGTGGCTGACAATGTTTTCCGAGCCGGAAATCTTTTCCGCTTGTGTCATCTGCCAAGAGCGAGGCGGGACGTCTACTGCCTATATCGACGCTATCCTCCGCAGTGAACACGACAAAAAACCTTCTACACCTCCTCCCGCCGACTCTGAGCCCGTCGATCCCAAGTGGGAGCGCAAGTACAAACCCCACTACCCTCGTTCAAACGGGATGCTGCTGAACGTCGTCGAACTTGCCGACGAGATCGAGCGGGTCATGGAGTCGTCCCGCACATGTCGCGAAAATATTCTTGATATCGCCGCAAGTCATGGCTGGGGCGACATCTCCTGCCATCTGGAGGCATACAATGCCAAAGCCGTCTGACCTGATTCAGCAATCGATCATCGGTTGCCTACTGCTGTATCCTGAAGAAGTCGAACTTGTCACGTCGATCATTGCCCCTGCTGATTTCGTCAGCGAGTTGCACCGCACCGTTTACTTGACCATTCTCGAAAATCCGAAGTGCGATTTCGTCGCGCTCTCCCCGAAAATGAAACCGATTGTCGGAAGCGCAACGCTTAGCGAATGGATGGATGCTGAGTTTTCCGCTTCTTACCTCCCGCAATACTGCCGGGAGTTGAAGGAGATCGCTCTCAAGGAGAAGCTCTGGACGATTGCCTGCGAGGTCCGCAACGGTTGCGAGTCGATGTCGAGCGCTGCCCTTCTGGAACTTATCGAAAAAGGCTTGGCCGGCCTCTCCCTGCAATCGAAGGTCGAGCCGAAGACGATGCGGGAGCTGTGCCTGTCGGCTTCCGCTGAGTTGGAGCGTCGCTATCACGGAAAGGAACTCTCCGGTATCCCTTATGGTCTTACTGGTCTGGATGCCGTGACAGGTGGTTTGCATCGCGGCGACATGGTCGTCGTTGCCGGTCGTCCGTCGATGGGAAAGACTGCCTTTGTCGGCAACATCCTCGAAAATGCTGCAAAGAAAGGGCACCGTGGGCTGTCGTTTTCCATCGAAATGCCGGCGATGCAGTGCATGGATCGCTTGCTGGCCAGTCAGTCCGAGGTCAGCTTGACGCGGATTCGCAAGGGCGACATCGAGGATCGCCATTGGTTAAAAATCATGAAGGGCTTCGAGTCGATGCATACCCTTCCTCTGCTGATTGACGACTCTCCGTCGATCTCTCTGGCGGAGATCAAGTCCAAGGCACGAAACGCCAAGCGCAACGGCGGTCTTGATTTGATCGCTGTCGATTACCTGACGCTAGTTAAGGTCGAAGAACGCAAGGGCGAGTCACGGACGCGGGCCGTTGGCGACATTTCGCGGGGCTTAAAGGCTCTGGCTCGGGAGCTGGACGTGACGATGCTGGCGATTGCTCAGCTCAACCGTGGTGTTGACAGCCGTCAAGACAAGCGCCCGGCGATGTCTGATCTTCGCGACTCCGGGGAGATTGAGCAGGATGCCGACGTGATCCTCTTCCCATTCCGGCCTGCTGCTTACTGCGAAAAGTGCCGAGACAAGATTGTGGACGCTGGTCACAACTGGCAGACGCACGCGGCAGAGGCGGAGATTATTGTCGAAAAACAACGCAACGGTGAACGCAACGTCTCCATCCAGTGCGCATGGAATGGCGGCTGGCAGCGATTCAGCGACAAGGAGGTGGTCTATGGTCCGGGAAATTAAGCGGCTAGAGGCAGAGGTCGCTCGGCTGGAGTTGGCTCTGGCAGAAACTGAAAAAATGTGGCGCGTGGAGAGGAGGGCTCGTTTGCTTGTTGAAAGTGTTCCCTTTGTCAAACAGAAATCTATGGTGGGCGAATTCTTTGCCCTGTTTGGCGGCATTTCTCATGCGCGTCGCGGTGACGGCATGGGCTTGCACCCCTGCGACCCTCAAAATCGATTTCTTGGGAATGGTGGGCGCTGATGATTAAGCTACCCGTACCGAATGAAGACGAAGAGCAGGCGTCGGTGATCTCGTATCTTCTCTTTCGCAAGAACAACCTCGGCGACCGTCTGCGCTGGCACCATAGTCCGAATGGCGATGGCCGGGAGAAGAGGGTTGGTCGCAATGGTAAGCGTTATTGCCCGTCAGGGCAACGGCTCGCCGCACAGGGGACGTCTCCGGGCTTCCCAGATCTGGTTGTGTTCCTTGATGCTCCCGGCGACGTTGTCTTCCAGGTCGCTATCGAAATGAAGCGCCGCAACGGGCGGCCATCGGATGTGAAGCTGGAGCAGCGGGAGTGGTTGTCGTTCCTCTCTCTCTGCGGTTGGCAGACGCGGGCCTGTTTCGGTGCCCAAGAAGCTATTAATTTTCTCCGCGAGTGCGGGGTTTGAAAGGATGTTTTATGACTGGAAAGGAGTTGTACGAGGGACGCTATTTTCATCGCAACCAGGATCGAGATTGGGCGTTTACCCGGCTGGACAAGATCAGCGACAATCAGGCTGCATTCATCACCAAGCTGTGCGAGCGCGACGGCACATGTGGAACCGGCGGCCGTGGGATTGACTTCGGCGGATGGTCGGCTTGGTCATCTATCGTCACCGCATTGAAGCGCAAGGGCGTCTTGAAGGAAGAAGGCGGCAAGCTCATCTTGATCGAGGGCGAGCCGATTCCTTACGTGGAGCCGATGCTGCCAAAGCCCTACATGAAGGTCCAGCGCGTGTTGCTGGATGTGTTTGATGGCGAGCAGGTGTCGGTGCAGAACCAGTGGCTTTGGCTGGACCCGCGTGGCGATATGGAGTTTCTCGTGATCCTGCCGCTGGAGATGGCGCAGGTGCTACCTGAGTCGAGCGAGCGGACCACAATGGCCGCCGGCTGCTTTTGTGCTCATGGCAAGGTGTCGAAGGAGGCAATCAACCGTGCCTCGACGCTCTCGCGTGAGTTTATGGCGGTTCGCTCCGGCGTGTCGCGGCAGGTGCTCTTGATCGAGTTCGAGACGGAGATTAAAGATCCAGGTGAGCAGTATTACTCGAAAAACGGATTGATGTTCAGCTACAAGCGGATGCTCTATTTGGGTACTGGATTTCTTTATCTTGAATTGCCGGACGGCTCTCTGCGGCAGGCGAAGCATGTTGGAGACTTCGATACCTCCATCGTTAAGGCCAAGCTGGCCACCGACAAAACGGTGATCATCGATTATACCCCGGAGCGCGAGGTCGCTCTGGAGTCCCTGCGGATGCGGCTGGTGAATGCGGCTACCGATCTACAGCGCATTTTAACCGCCGACAACTTTGTGTCGGCCATCGACAGTCACGGTCCGCGTCTTCTGAAGCTGGGCTCGACTAGCAAGAAGGGAATGGCGTCATGAGTAAAAAAGGGTTCGATGCCGCCCGCTCCGGTAGCGGGACGAAAGAGTGGGCCGAGGTCACGGAAAACATCCAGCGCGGCTGCGCCAATAATTGCCTGTACTGCTATGCCGCTGCCAATGCGGCTCGCTTCCATCTCTGCTCCCGCGAGGACTGGCCCAATGAGGTCTTGACGAAGCGGGCGCTCATCACCTCCTACCCGGCCCGTGAAGGGGTTGTCATGTTCCCCTCGTCGCACGACATCACCGCGTTCAACGTCGGCGCCTACCTCCGGGTTGCCCGGCTGATTCTGGAGAAGGGCAACCAGCTCCTGATCGTCACCAAGCCTCGCCGGGCCATCGTGAGTAACCTCATGGATATCCTTGCGCCGTGGCGGGAGCAGATTCTGTTCCGCTTCACCATCGGGGCTCTTGACGATCGGCTCATTTCCCTCTGGGAGCCGGGGGCGCCGTCGTCGCTGGATCGCCTTGATTCGTTGAGTGATGCCGAGGATCGGGGCTTTGCCCGCTCGGTGTCCATCGAGCCGATGCTGGCTGGCTACGACGAGACGATGCGTGTCGTCGAAAATGTCTTGGCGATGAATCCGGAGACGATCTGGATCGGCAAGATGAACAAGATGTCCTTGCGGGTGGTGGACCAGTCGGACGAGGTCCGCGCGGCGGTCGCCTTGCTCCGCGAGCAGCAGTCGGCACCTGAAATCATGCGTCTTCATGCGGCGATCCATCTCGTTCCCTCGATCCGCTGGAAGGATAGTATCAAGCTGGTCTTGGCCGAAGCGGCGGGAGGTGCAGAATGAGGCTCGAAGATATCCCTGTTCGCCGTATCGGCAGCACGATTCTCGGTCTGGGGGTTGTCGGCTGTTTCTTTGTCGGCTTGTCGTTCTGTGTTAATCTCCTTTCCTGCAACAACTTCCACCTGATTGTTTTCGGTGAATCGCACTGGCTGATAGACGGGCTTTTCTCCGCTCTTATTGTCTGGGGAGTCTGCGGGCTCTGGGGGATTCTCGTTTGGTGCTGGGAAGTGACCGATCCAAAGAAAGCCGAGGTGAAGTCATGATCTTCGTCAACACGACCACCGGCCATAGCCTCTTGAGCCGGGAGGAATTCGAGAAGCAGTTCGGCCAGCTCCCCTCGTCCTCTGGTCCCCATATCGAGGAGGGCCGGCGCCTCTCTGCCGCCCGTAATGCCGCCGACATTTCCATGCGCGAGTTGGCCAAGGCCGTCTCTGGCTGGACGATGCTCACCGTCTCGGATATCGAGCATGGCCGCACCGAGATCACGCCGATGATCCGGGCTGCTTACCAGAAGACGATTTCTGCGAAGAAGGTTGGTGGCAAATGACCCGCTCGGAAGCGCAAAGGTTGCGGCGTGCAAGGGAAGCGAAGAGAAACCCGCGTCTTGGCCCGGACGACATCACTCGTTTCAAATGCCGCAAAATGTTTGGACGAAGCGCCAAGGCGGTCATCTTGGGAATGGCGCTAGACGGGTATAGCGGGACGACGATTGCCGGTGCTCTTGGCGTTAAATTCCGCAACTTAAAAATGTGGTGTGAGGATTGGGGCCATCCTGAAATCTGCTCGCATACGCCAGAAAAGCGCAGCCGCGCCGTGGTTCGGGCGTGGGCTGAACGATTGTCCGACGGAATTTGTTTGCCTTGAGTGTTCCCCTTATCGAAAGGAGTTGCGCCATGACGCAGCCTGATTTGTTCACCGCTCCAGTCCTCTCTGACGACCAGTCCGCTATTTATCGCTGCATCGAATCCCGCAAGGGGAAGGCTCTGGCTATCTCCGCTGCCGAGATCGTCCGCCTCACTGGTATTGCCGATCGTCGCTCCCGTGCGCTGGTGAAGGAGTTGGTCGAGGACCACGGCCTGCCGATCGTCTCCTGCCCCTCTGGGTTCTTCGTCCCGGCCACCGAGGAGGAGATCACCGCAGCCTATCGCCAGTCGGTGTCGTGGGCGCTGTCGCTGCTGCACCGGGCCAGCTGTTTGAAGCGATCGACCGATCTGCAGCGGATCGTCGGCCAGTTGCGGCTGGAGGTGGCGACATGAAGTGGCCGGTTGGGAAGTATAACGGCAGGCGCATTGTTGGGCTAGAGATCGACGCAAAGGTCCGCGTCAACGTCTGGTACTGGCGGCCTCGCTGGTTTACCTACACCTCTCGCATTGCCTGGCTCTGCTTCATTGTTTCGCTGGAGTGCGTCTACGACTGAAACCACCACTTAAGCGCGGTTTCTTTTCCTATATGAAGGGACGGCTGTCCCTAACTCTCATTTGCCTGCGGGCAGCAGAAAGGTTTTGCCATGAACAACATTCTTTATCTCGATATCGAGACCATCCCCGATCAGACTCCCGGTGCTCTGGAGGCGATTCGCGCCTCTATTGAGCCGCCCGGAAACATCTCGAAGCCGGAAACTATCGCCAAGTGGATGGAGGAGAACGCCGTCGCGAAATCTGAAGAGGCGTGGCGCAAGACTGCGCTGGACGGGAGCAAGGGGGAGGTGGTGGTTGCCGGCTGGGCGTTTAATGATTTTGTGCCGCGCCGTGTGATTCGCGACTCGCTTCGTCCTGGCGACGAGAAGCGGCTGCTGTTTGACACCTTTGAGTCGATCCTGATGGAACTGGAGACGCTTCCAGATGCCCCTCTTACCATTGTTGGTCATTGCGTCAAAGACTTTGATCTACGTTTCCTCTTCCAGCGGGCGGTCATTGCCGGCGTTCGCCCGACCTTTGACCTCGGCGTCGGCCAGCGCTATCCGGCTCATATCTACGACACCATGACCGAGTGGGCAGGATGGGGCAATCGGATCTCGCTGGCGAATCTCTGCAAGGCACTTAATGTCCCGGTCAAGCAAGGTGGCATTGACGGATCGATGGTTTGGGATTTGGTGAAATCGAATCGCATCGTTGAGGTGGCGGACTATTGCTGTACCGATGTTGTTGCGGTCCGCGAGTGTCACCGCCGCATGACCTTTGCGGGGTGAGACCATGACCATTCCCGAACTCCTCCGCGATATCAATCAGCATCTGGCGCCGACCGAGATCATCGGCGTGCGCTATGCCGAGTTCCCCAACGAGGAGACGGAGTGCTTGCGCCGTCGCTGGACGCTGGTGACGACGATGGGCGCTGCTCCTCGACATGTCCGGGCTTTCGACCACTTCTTTTCCCGTGAGGGCTGCATCGCTGCCCTGCGCGGTATCAGCTCCTTCCTCGACCGTTAACCTCTCGCCGTCCTCCGGGGCGGCTTTACTCCGATGCCGGTAGCGACTGGCAGAAAGGCATTCCCATGTCCGAAGAATTTGAAGCTGTTGATTACAACACTGCCGTAGCTGGTCTTATTGAGACGGGCGACACCGAAGACGTCCAGATGCTCCTTGGTCACAAGGATCGCTTGCGCTGTGGCGGGATTATCCGTACTGGCGTCAAGGTTCCGAAATCCTCTTGCACGGACGCCGAGAAGAAAAAGTTTCTTGAACTCGAAGCGCAGGGGATGGGGTACGAGGCCATTGATGCCGCCATCGGTGGTGTCAGCCGGTCCGCGAAGTCCAAACTTGTGCCGCGTAATGCGAATCACTTCGTCGTGCGGGCGAACGATTTTGGCCGTCCGTCTGATGCCGAGTACATCTTAAACAACTTCGCTGATCCTGATTCCAAGGTGCGGTCACTGCCGATCTGGTTGAGTCAGGACGCGATTGAAAAGTGTGTCCAGAACGGTTTCTGTGCCTTCAATGGCGGGGGGCAGCTTGTCGCCGCTTCTTTCTATGAGGGGAAGGAACTCCGTGTCCGCTATCTCCCGAAAGACTTCAAGGGCGGTGCGGTGAAAAAAGAGGATTGGAAGATTGCCAAACTTGACCCGGATAATCCTGTCGATCCTGCCGGTCGCAAGTTGGACTTTGGCGCGATTTTTCGCTTCAATGTTCCGGGCTTGAAGGGCTTTGACGAGGTTGTTTGCATCAGCCGGTCTTGGTTTGGGGCGTCATACAGCATCGCCTTGCTGCGTCGTGTTCGGTCGATCCTTGGCCGGTTCTCGGGTCTCCTTAACGGCCAGCCGTTCCTGCAGCTCTCCAAGGTTGCCGAGGAGATTCGGCACGACGGCAAGACCGTGACGCAATATATCCCGGTCATCGAACTCTCCATTGACCCGATGGAGCTGGCCCGCTACGCCGAGCCGCAGGCCGTCGTTGCCCGTGCCCGCAATGCCATGTCGGCGCTGGCTGGTCCCCGCCCGGCTCCGGTCGCCCAAGATCGCGAGTCGTATTCCGACAACCAAGACCGCGAGTCGTACTCGGCTGAACATGCGCCTGTTGCCGAGCCTGTTGTTCCTGTCGTTCCTCCTGTCGCAGAGGCTCCCTTCGGCAACGAAGATCCGGCGCTGGTCCGGGCCAACGAGTATCTGCACGGCGCCGCCAAGCAGTGCCGCGTGACGTGGCCGCAGTTCTCCGCGTGGGCGTGCATGGAAGTGACCGAGGGTGTCGCGCTGGAAGATTGCAGCCTTGAGGAGTTGCGGAAGGTCGCCGAGGTCGTCAAGGCTGGTCTTGCCAGTCCGGAGCGCGAGGCGTTCGGGGCGAAGGTGAAAGAAATCGCCCTGTCTTTCGGCGTCGAGTAGTCAATCACGGCGGGGGCTCCGGTCCCCGCCTTTCCCGGAGGATATTATGTCAATACGCTTGCTCCATACCGCCGATCTGCACTTCCAGAACAATCCCGAAATACTTGCCGAGGTCTGCCGCGTGGCCGACTACGTTGTTGAGGTCGCCATCCGGGAGCAGCCGGACGCGATCGTTCTTGCCGGCGACACGTTAGACAATTACAACTCGCATATCCGCATCGACTCTGATGCTGCCCGTGCCGCGATCCGCTTTGTCACCGCTTTGGCCGATGTGGCGCCGGTCGTCGTCGTCAGAGGTACCCGTTCTCACGATCGGGATTCGACATATCTCTTCCGGCACCTGCGGACGCGGCATCCGGTTCACGTTTCGTCGGAGCCGGAGATGGTCGGTCTCTACCGTTCGTTCGACGGCGCCGCCAAGTTCTCGTTTGAGTTCGAGACCGCTCCGGACGGCTACCAGCTGCAGGCGGCGTTCACTCTTGTCCCCTCCCTCGACAAGTCGTTTCTGGAGGCCGAATCGATCCGGCAGGGCAACCGCGACTTCCGCGAGCTGTCCCATGACCTCTGCGCTGGCTTCGGTGTCGTCAATGCCGCCATCACGGTGCCGCGTGTCTTTGTCGGGCACGGCATGGTGACCGGCAGCGTCTTCTCTTCGGGGCAGATGGCGATCGGCGAGGACTTGGAAATGTCTCTGGATGCGCTGCGGGCGGTTGGCTGCGATTATGTTGCTCTCGGCCATGTCCATAAGTTCCAGCAGTTCGGCAGCGTCGTTTACTCCGGTTCTCCCGGTCGGCTTAACTTCGGCGAACCGGAGGAGAAGGGCGTTTGCATGGTCGATGTTGCCTATGCTGAGTTCCCGGTCGTCACCTTCGTTCCGACTCCGGCCCGAAGTTTCGTTTTCATCGGCTGCGAGTTTGACGACCTGCATTTCGAGATTGATACGCGCGACCTGTCTGGCGCCCATGTCCGAATCCGCTTCTCTTTGTCCGAGGAGCGCCGGCACGAGGTCGACCGGACAGCGATAGAGGGCCGGGTGATGGCCAAGGGCGCGGCGCTGATTAAGGTTGACTATCAAGTCATTCCGACGCAGCGGCAGCGGGCCGCCGGGATATCGCAGGCGACGTCGCTGGCAGCCAAGGTGCAGCGCTGGGCGGAGGTGACCGATGTAATCTTGCCGGCACGGGTGCTGGAGGTCGCCGGACGCATCGAGGGGCAGGAAGTGGATGAGTTGCTGCGGGAGGCTAATCAAATCCCCGATGCTGTAGTTGACCGGGTAGAGGCGACTCTGAATGGTAACTTGAGCGCTTATCCGACCCGCAAGGAAATTACCGGATACAGCACTCGTTCGGAAGAGCGGCTTGCAGATGGAGGGGTGGCCAATGGACAAAAAGCCTAAAATGGACGCCTGCAAATTCAGAAAAGAACTCATAAAAGTTATGCCCGGATACACTTGGACCGTTCACAAATCGAGTGCTCCGGAAATTTACTTGACGGCCACCGGGGTGCAGTCCAGCGGATTCAATAGGCTCTCAACGGTGTCCGTAACGTGGCGGGCTCATCCCACCACTATTCCGTGGTATGAGGTGAAAAGTTCCGGCTTCGGGTTGAAGTCACCTTGGCTGGCTGAAAAGGGTGGGAAGACTCTGGCACAGGCGTTTCGCGCCCTGCAAAACCACTACGAGCACATGGCGCAGACGTATGCCTGTCAAGCCAGAAATTTGCAAGCGGCGAGGACGGTGGCGGAGGTGGACAATGGCCCATTTTGAAGCGTGTTGGCTCGGCCCTTTGCCGGATAGTGAAACCACCGAAGCGTATTCCCGTGACCGTGGCGAACCTCTAGCTGACAATGCTCCGGAGTCGTACCACAGTCTGTTCTATCTGCGGAATGCTGCCCGCAAGGCCGACGCCGAGTTCCTTTATGTCTTCGCTGATGGCGTCTGGTCCTATCTTGATCCCCGCCGGGACGATCTCACTTTACTGGAGGTAACGAAATGATTTTGCATTCACTCATCCTGAAAAACTTCAAGGGGCTTCTGGCTGGCGTCGGCTTGGCAGAGGTCACCATCGACTTCGACAAACTGCCAAACGGTCTTGTTGCCGTCGTCGGCAGCAACGGCATGGGCAAGACGACCCTGCTCGACAACTTCCATCCCTTCCGGCTGATGCCCTACAAGCTCCGCAAGGCTGCCGGCTGGTCCCCGGCGGCGTTCTCTTACTACGACGAGTGCGTCGGCGAGGCCAAGAAGGAGCTGATCTTCTCGATCGGCGATGTCCGCTACAAGTCGGTTCTGCTGATCGATGCCGATCGCCGCAAGCAGGAGGCGACGTTGTATTGGTGGACTCCTGCCGCCGACTTTGTTGATGGCGGACCTGCATGGACTCCTCTTAACGACGGCAAGACCCGGACCTATGACGAGGCCGTCGAGAAGATCTGCGGCTCCCCTTCCCTCTTCTTCACCAGCGTCTTCCGGGCGCAGGGTGCCCGCAACCTCTCCGACTACACGCGCGGAGATATCATGTCTGTTGTCGCCGAGCTGCTCAACATCGACCATATCAAGGAGCAGGGGGAGAAGGCCCGCAAGGTCGCCGCTGCTCTTGGTCTACAGGTCGATACCCTGCTCCGTGACAAGTCGGCGCTGTCCTGCGACGATCTTCCCCGACTGCAGGACGAGCTGCGGCAGGTCGTGGCTGAGGCCAGTGCATCCTCTGGCCACATCGTCGCCTACCGGGGCGATCTGGCCACCATCGAAGCCAACCGCCGCGAGCTGGAGATTGCCAGCGCCGCCGAGGCTTCAACCCGGCAGCGCATTGCCGACAAGCAAAGCGTCCTGATGAAGTTGCGCGGCGAGCTGACTGCCGGGCACCTGCTGGCGCAGCGGGATACTCTTTCCTCCGATCTGAACGAGGTCAAGACCTCCCGTCCGCCGCTGTTGATCCGGCACTCGACAGACCTCGACCGCCTGACGACAAAGTGCGCCGAGACCAAGAAGATTCTCGGCAATGAGGCCGCGATCCGTAATGGCTCTGCGGCGCTCCCGACGCGGCAGGCGGCGCTCGACGAAGCCCGTGTTTCGGTGCAGGCTGTCCGCGACCGTTATGCGGCCATTCGCGAGCAAGTGGCGGCACTATCGTCGCTGCCGGGAGAAATTGCCACAGCCGAGCGGCAGCTTGCCTCCCTCCAGCTCCGTGCTGCGGCCCTGGCGGGTCTGGACTGTACCGGCAGCGGTTCCGGGTGGATCAACCAGTCCTGCCCGCTCCTGCGCGATGCGGTGGCGGCACAGGCCGAAATTGCACCGACGCAGGCGGCGATTGCCGGTTGCAAGGAGCGGTTGGTGGTGAAGGCCGATCTGGACGTGAAGCTGCTGGCATTGAAGACGACCGGGGAGAAGTTGGCTGCGGATGTGACGGCCTGCGAGGAGGCGCTGAAGTCCTGCCAGTATTACGCCAACCTCTTGCCGCAGCTGGAGGGTGCCATCGTTCAATGCGCCGGCATCGAGGAGGAGATTGCCCGCCTCAAATCTGATCACGTGGCGGCGCTGGCAGATATTGACAGCCGGGTACTCGACCTGAACGATCGGCTCGGTCATCTCGAAACCGGGATCAACACGTTCCGGGGCGCGAAGGCACAGGAGGTCGCCGTTGTTGAAGAGGAGATTCGACAGCTGCGGGCTTCGGTCGGCGATGGTCTGGCCATCGAACTGTCCGGGCTGGACCAGAAGGCCGCCGAGGTGCGTTCGGTCATTGAGCGGGCCGAGGCGGATCTTCGCCGGAAGCAGGAGGAGTCCGGGCGGGTGCAGGCTCGCATCGAGACGGCAGAGGCATCTGCTGCCAAGGTCGCCGAGATCGACGGCAAGGTTGCGGCTCTGAATGAGGAGATCGCTAACTGGAACCTGCTGGTGAAAGCCTGTGGCAACAGCGGAATCGTGGCACTGGAAATCGACGAGTCGTCCTGCAACATCTCCTCACTCGCCAATGACTTGCTCCGCAACTGCTACGGGCCGCGTTTCTCGATTCGCTTTGAAACGCAGTCGGAGAAGCTGAACGGCGAGTCCAAGGAGGATTTCGATATCACCGTCTTCGACTCGGAGACCGGAGAGCAGAAGTCGATCACCGATCTTTCAGGAGGTCAGACGACATGGGTGAATGACGCACTGACTCGTGCCATCTGCCTTTACAACATCCAGGCGTCCGGGCGGCCTTTTGGGACGTTGTTCAGTGATGAGCTTGACGGAGCACTGGATGCTGGCAAGAAAATTGAGTTCATGGCGGTGAAACGGCAGTCATTGGCGGTCGGTAGCCATACGCGGGAAATGTTTATTACTCAGGCTGCCGATCTGGTCGATATGGCTGACGGCGTGATCCGGCTGCTGCCGGGGGAAGTGAGGGTGTCATGAGGAGTCTGGAATTCTGCGTTCGCCAGTGCTCTCCGGTGCGGCACGGTAAGATTGACTTGGTGGAGGTGAACTGGCTGGCGTCGCTGGCCGGGACGTCGTGGCAGGAGGCGTTGCAGTCCGTCAGGCGGCGTTTCGGGAGGTAAAATGGAAAGGGGCGACCTTCGCAGGTCGTCCCTTTTTTTTATGGCGTTCGTCCGTCGCGGCAGAAGGCACAGCGACCGGCAATCAGTCGCGGCCTCGGCTCTCCGCAGTCGTTGCATTCTCCGGCAACTCCCGGTGGGATCGTGTAGCGGATGCTGTGGATCACAGCATCGTCCTTCAGCATCCGGAGGGCGACTATGTCTGCGTCATCGGCCATCTTCTTTCGTTATCTCCTTTGGTTGTCCTGTGCTCGCACTCGTTATCCGGTGCGCGGCTGTTCGGGCAGGTAGGCATCACATCCCGCCTGAGCCTAAAAGACTACCGCCCTCAATGGTGATGACTGCCCCACTTCCCTGTGGTTGCTGCGGCACAGTCGTACAGGCACAAAGCGACAACAATAAGAGACCAATTAGCCAGCGCATGTTTAGTTGTCTCCGAGCGTAACGGAGTCAAAGGCAATGACCGCACCTTCAGCTGCGAACGCTTCCGTCGGGGAAATGATCTTATGCATCAAACGAGCAATGCGGATAAAGCTGGTCGCTGCCCCTGCTGCCGGGAAGTCATAGGTCAGCGTGACAGCGGCAGGAGATACAGCTGCATGCTGCTGGACAAAGAGAATTTTATCGCCCTTGCTGGTGTTATAGACAACGCTGCACTCGCCGCCGGTAAAAGTAATCGTAGTGTTCACATCGTCGGGAAAGTCGAGTGTCCCGGTGGCGGTGTAGAGGGCGGCAGTCGGGGCAGCGAGGGTAAAGCCACCGGTCGTGTAACCGGCGCCTGAGACTTCGGTCGCTCCGGCGCTCCAGACGGTCGAGGCGGTGCCGAATGTCGCGGTCGAGGTGTGTGTGGCGACCTTGTAGATGTCGGTTGGCAGGTGAACCCCGGCCAGCAGATCAGCCTTGGCCTGGTAGGGGATGCCCGTAGTACAGGCGGCGAACGCGCTCCCGGCGAGAAGGAGCAGGGCGAGGGTAAAACCGATAGTTTTTTTCATGGTAAGTCTCCTTGTTATTGGCCCCGTGGGGCGCGGATGATGATGTTGCCGTTGCGGTCGTTATGGGTGATAGGGTTGCCGAGGCGGTCAAGAGTGTTGGTAGCTATAAAATAATCAACAATGTTGTACGAAGCACCTGCAATGGATATTGTCGCCGCTACATCCTCCTCCCCCCATCCAGCGGGGAGAGACAACGGATTAGCTGTAATCATCCCATCCAGCCTAACAGTGACCCCCATTAACCCCTCCAATACCCAGCGGATAAACTCGGCATCAGCACTCCATGTATAGGAACCATAGGTGGTTGTTTCGGGGTAGAACGAAATGCGGCCAGTTTCGGGCACATCAAACGGACAGACCCATGAGGCGTAGGAGCGGGCGGGGCTCCTCAGTCGTGCTTCTGTTTTTGCCCAGATAAAGAATAACTCCGGCCACCCCTGTTCATAGTAGCCATTCCCAAACGCATCTGGAAGTGCTTGAATAGCGTTATAAGGCCCAGTGCGATAGCCATAAGTATGGTCAAGAATGCTTATATCAGAGGACACTCCAGACTGAATCGCCCACGCCAATCCGTCGGGCTGCAAATCATCAATCGTAGAATTAACAAACGCACCATTAACCCAAAAACGCCGATACAAATTATTCGTGGCGTCGAACCATTCTGAACTCTGCAAAATGGCTTTCACAGCATCGGCTCGACTGGTATAGGTGGCGGCCAGAGTCGGATTACCCTCGTGTGTCAGGATTTCCGCCATCCTTCGGCACGCCATGATGTAGCAGCACGATCCCTGAAACGCCTTCGAGTTTGGGGGCGTTGCTCCTGTCAACCACTCGCCTCCATAAACGTCATCCCAGTCATGGGTGCGAATCAAGCCACCATTACGGTTAGCATGGAGAAAATCGAGGGCGGCTAATGCGTGGTTGAGAATCGTTCTTGTTCCAGTGGTCTCTGCCAAAAAATCAAAATCTTGTGAATAGCAGAGGTAATTGTAGAGACACATCACAAACATCATCTCGTTGTAGGCGGATGAATAGTCGTGATAGCCAGAGGGGATCGAGTAAGAAACCTCGACCGCCATCTGCCCACTGGCGGATTGAATCTCCGATAGAGCGGCGATCTCTGACTTAACTGGGGCATAATCCCCCAACATTAACAGCACATTTTGCATGGGATAGGACTGGTGGATTCTGTTGTGGATATATTCCCAGAAGCGAGCTCCCGAAACCGGATGATTGTGGATCTGTGGCCCCCCATGCCAAAAGGCCTTTTTCGTTGGGTCAAACCATTGGTGCGTCAGTGCCCCGTAGATATTGGCAATAGCGTAGCGCATGTAATCGTTGATTTTTTGGTTTGGAGTCTGTAGTGCCAGATTGTCAAACCAGCCGTCGATAGTGGCAATCTCCTCGGCATACCATTGATCCAGCCCGTAGGTTTCCAACTCCTGCATTCCTGTAGTCAGTAAGGTTGCAGAATTAGTCACGTTTGCATAGACCACTCCGAAGAGCATGTAAGCGGTTGCCGTCTGGCCAGCGGGGATCGTTAAAGATACTTTGCCCGCAAAACAGGGGGCCGCGCCCGTATAAGATGAGGTATTAGACAAAGCCCCAGCTAAGGCGGAAGGGTTAGCATCGCCCCCTGCCCCAAAGAAGGTTGCCGCGTTAGTTTCCCACTCCGTCATGCCGGGGATGTAACACGTTTGGCGATGATCCATCGGAACATCGAACGGTTCATCCTCAATGATAATTTCGTTGACGATGGTGCGGAGCGATGTCAAGAAATCCGTGCTTTTTGTCGCACTGGTTCCGAATAGTTCCAGGATCGGATAAAGGTTGATCTCCCGCTGAACCGTATCGTTATTTGTAATCGCCAGCCGTGAAACGACTATCGGTTTTTCCCGGTGGCAAATATCATTCTGTTCAAAATCCAGAGCACCGACCGTGAAACGGATTGCGGTTCTTTTCGGCTGATAAACACAGCGCCAGTTGGTCATAACTGCTGAATGTAGTGCGTGGTTGGTTGAGTAGGGATCGTTAGTGCCTTCCTTAATGTACCAACTTCGCCCCTGCAAAAACTCCCATGACACCCCCGCATCACTATTCGCCCCATCTGTCGATAGTTGGGAGACATCACCATGCGCGACCAGCCCCGCCGAACCGTTAGAATGCGGGTGATACATAAAATAGGGATTACCAAGGGGAAAGTCCGGCCACGCAGCCGAGTCCTCCCAAACTAATCCATGTTCAGCGGCGTCAAAAATCATGGCAACGCCTCCACAAGAACATTGTTAATTAGCGTCGTAGGAGTAATGCTGCTGGTATCTGTAAGGAAAAGGTAGCTAAAGTCTGTGTAAGTGGCATCGTTGTACGTTATAACTGTCGTTCCGCCTATTTTTCCGATGAGGTCTCCGTTATCGTGCAATTCAAACCGGATAACACGGTTGGCAGATGATTGTGTTATTGCCTGAGACGCAACGATTGTCCCATTTTTCAGAATCAAGGCCATTCCGAAAGGCGTAAGTTCTATGTCAATTTCATTTGAAAATGCCAGACCATAACTGCCTGTTGCACCGTGCGTACTACTACTCCCCACACCAATTTCTGTACTGGTCCAATCATCTTCTCCCGTTGCAAGGGGCATCTGTAAATCAATCTCAACTGCAAATCCCCGCACCATTGCCGTCGGGGTTCGCACCGCCTCTCCAATAGCGTTGAAGAGCAGCTTACTGCTCGAAATTGATGGTGATCCGGTCGATGTCCAAGGGGCCGGGACGGCACCATCCGAATAAGTGAAGAGGTCGACGAATGAGTTAGCCCCAACTGCCGTCACTCCCAGCGTCCCATACGCCGAAGTCATCGACTGACTAGCAATCGTGATCGTCGCCGCTCCTGCCGGTGCGCTAACTGCCAAGCCCCCATAACTGGAGGTCATCGACTGTGCATCCAGCGTAATAGTCACCGGCCCGCCTGCGGCCAAAACGCCAATAGCGCCATAGGCCGAAACCATCTCCTGCGCGGTCATACCGATGGTCTGTGGGCCTGCCGGTGCTGAGGGAGCAAAGCCGCCATAGGCCAGCGTCATCGACTGCCCGCTCATACTGATTGTCGGGCCGAGGGACAGCCAGCCTGCACCGCACTCGATGTTGCTGTCGTTGATGCCGATGCTGTCGAGGTAGGTGTTGACAGAGTTGTACTGAACATGGAGCTCATCACAGATAGCGCTATCACCGCGTGCTGGCAACGTCCCACCCCAGGCAATCCATTGCTCGATGGAGATGGAGAGGAGTGGCTGTTTGCTTGATGCCAGGTCGTAGACCGCTTTCACCGCCGCGCTGTTGGCCGCCGTGGTCGAGCTGTCAGAATTGGTCGCGCTGGATAACTCCGACTCTTTGATGATGGCGGCGTCGGCGGATTCGGCACCGATCGTGCCGGGAGTCAGTGCAGCAATGGCGCCACTGGCTATGGGGTCGGACTCCTCTTGTAACACGGCCTGCCACCCCGTTTCCGTAGCAGTTTTTCGCGTGCTGGTTGTCGTATCAAAGACCGTGGTTCCCTTTTGTATCTCGGTGTGGGCTGGCAAGGCCGCAGTAGTAAAGAATGCGTCTGTCATACCATACCCGACTGTCACGGCCCCACGGCGATGGATCAATCCGGCATCGATACCGTTGACTATCCCCATGTAGTAAAATTTGCAGCGCCTTGCATCGGCATGGCCGTAACCGTAATTGATCCTGACGCGCAGTTCGAGCTTACGAGTTGCTACGGCATCAGTTAAAAAGGATAGGTTAATAAACTCGGCTTGACCACTTGGCATGACATTATACTGAGTATCAGCCGCCGCCCATGTCTGCGAGTCCCAATCATAATATTGATTATTAACCGCGTCTCTCAACTGTATCTGCAAAAAGACGCTCGGTGGGACTTTTAGGGCGACTTGAGCATAGAGCGTGCTGTTAATTGGCACTGCTGCTGCCGACCCATACGCAGTGATTCCGTTTGTTTCGACCCCATCCGGTATAAATTCAACGTGGCAGCTTTTATTCTTGGCTGCGACGTGAGAGACGGCAGGATTAAAAAGGTTTCCAGTTGGGTACGAGACTGTAGACACTGCCCCCTCAATAATCGTTACGGCGGCAGGGTTAGAATCATCGAGATAATTGACCCTCGCCGTATCAGTACTGACAGGCAAATCCCCCCATACCTTGATCTGTGTTCTAATAATATTCCGGCCGTCATTGTCAATGACAGTTTTGCGAGATTCCGCGTTTGACGGATCAGTATAGTGGCTGCCAGTTGACAATAAAATCGTATTACCCTGATTCCCGACATCAATCACTGTCTGACCATAGACTCCGGTCATGTCGATTATGTTTGAGTGAGATTCCTGCCGCCCTGCTCCTGAAGTGAGGTCCTTAGTAATATGGAAAACAGGTGCGGAATTATTTGTCGGGTCAGTCCCTCCGAAAATTTTAACGCCGCAAATCCCACTCAGTTCTAGTCCGGGATTACTCCCCTCGTAATATCCACCGTAGACGCGGATTGACGGGGAAAAATAGGCTTGGGCGCGAGATGTCCCGCCGTCGCTACCGCCGCGCAATAGAATGCCGCCGAGGTCATTTCCCTCAGCCCATGGAGAGAATAAATCTGCACCGATAACGCGACTCAGTTCAAGCCCCCTCCCCACATTAAAGTAGGCCTTAATTCTTCTGAGATCGATTTGCTGTGACGACTGAAACAGGAAACCCGTACCGCCACTGAATGACGCAACCACGCTGTCATAAGTATTGCCCCACCCAGAAAGCTCAACGAGTGCCGAAGTTCCTGGGTTGAGCTGTGCGCCGCCCCACGAAGCGGGCGGGTTATTTCCGTTAAATCTTACGCCACGGATTCCGGCTGAGTATTGCGTTGAGTCATATAAAAGCCGAGTATTCTCACCCGACGCCAACTTGAATTCGCTGACTGTTTCGTCGCCATAAATCCACACGTTATTTAAGGCTGAGAATCCTGCGACTTCACCACCGAACATCGTTGTTACGTAGACACCAGGATCGACATAAAGCGGATTTTTACTGGATGCGCCATAGTTCCACCACGCCTTAATCGCTTCAAAATTTGACACCTTGTCAGTATCTAAGCCAGTGCCTTTGGCTCCGAACCAACGCAAATGGACAGTCCCAGAATAATCGCGCAACCACCTCACCGAGCCATCCCCGCCAGTCGACACAAGGATTGTTCCGTTGTTGTCAACGAAAGTGCCAGTGTCTTTACGGAAGTTACCACCTCCACCATCTCCCGCCGTGGTATGCCCTTCGACGTAAACCACCGTAGCCGAGCCGGTGTAATCGCGCAGGGCTTGGATGCTGGCAACGTGGGGGACAAGAGCTGGAAGGTTGGCTTTTTCGTCGGCGGTAGGAAACCGGGCATCATCAAACGCTGCAACCGTATCACCGATGGATTCTGGCTGCAGAGCCGTGGCCGCCAGGGCAATATTGGTCTGCTCCGTAGTGGTCGTGCCATGCTGGACCGTGGATGCGTGGGAAGAAATCGCCCCGGCGACGGAGGGATCGGTCTCGGCTTGCAGCGCCGTATCCGCTGTTGCTCCCTGGGCGGCGGTGGCGAAATCAACAGGATCAAAGCTGGCAGCGGGGGAGGCGGCAAAGATCGGATCAGCTTCCACCTCAATGCCTACCGGACCTTCTTGATCGGTTCCGCATGTAAAGTTTCCGGTGGCAGTGTCAAAGGCGATCACTTTATCCGTGCCGGTGCAGGTGACCGAGTTGACGACCGTCCCGGCACCCCCTAGCGCCGCTTCCAGCCCATCGATGTCCGCGATGGCATGCCCGTGCCCCAGCAGCGAGAAGTAGGTCGTCAGCTGGAGGCCATACATGACGCCGGCCCGGTCCACAAGCACCTCATCGGTCGACTGCAGCGGTCCGGGAATCGGAGTGTACAGGCTGGCGCTGGCGGTGGCCGCCCAGAACAGGATAGTGATCAATAATCGCAGGGTACTCCTCATGCCCAGGTTCCTCTCATGATTTCAACGAGCCAAATGTTGTCGTTCAGCCCGGTTAATTTCAGCATGACGCCGGCAGCGGCAATACTTGTCAGGGTGATGCCGATGGCCGACAGCGTGCCGTTCTGCAGGAGTAGTCGGTCGTCACCGGATAGTTGCACCGAGACGGCATTGTTCGACAGTCCGACGTAAATGTGGCTGATGCCGACCGCGCAGGCAGGGACGACGAATGCTTGCGCTCCGGTGGCGGTATGCACCGTTGAGCTGCCAATAGCGAGATCGCCGCTGCCGAGCAGGCTCTGGCCGTTGATGGTTTTGATGTTGGTACCGGAGACTAACGCGGGCTGCATAAGGACGAGCTGGTCGACGAAGTCCTCGGCACTGACCGCGCCGACGTCCGCCGCCGTCAGGGTGACGATGCCAACCTGCCCATTGACGCTGCCGACCGCGCCGCCCTCGACCAGGATACCGTCGATGGCCGCCGTGATATCCTCGGTGGTCGCGAGATTGTCGGGCAGGCTCTGGATGACCGGGTTCCCGTCGTAGTAGAGAAGTCCGCCGACAATCGCGAATTTATCAAGAATGATGGTATGTTGGAGGATGTGCTGTTGGAACGCTGTGAGTTCCTGCGTCGTCAGTTCTCCGCCTCCCGCGCGAAAATCAAACCACTTGACCGGGCTGAGGTCGCCGCTATTCAGATTGGCGGCAAAGGACGGCTGCCCCATGATGCTGCAGAGGTATTGCCGTCCTCCTTCGCCGCGATCTGTTGGCCACAGGGACAGCGAGAATTCCCCTGATATGTTCGTGTAGACTGTATGCCGCCGGCTGACCACTTTTTCTTGGCTGATCAAATCAAAGGAGTCGGTGGGGATGAATCCCTTAACCAGACAGAACTCGATCTTCGCGCCGACAATCAGGTTGCCCGCCGAGTCGACGAGCGGTTGCCCGGCATTATTGATCTCGCGTGTGATAAGCGGTGGCATAGGTTATCCCTTGCTGTGGCGGTTAGACGTTGTTACTTCGTCGAGTCCTTGATCTTCTGGACGGCCATTTCAATGGCCGCATTGACAAGGCTGGTGCCGACGTTGACTCCAACAATAATTCCCTGTTTCTGCAGGTCTCTGGTGATGAGTTGCAGGGCTGCGTCCCGCTTCTCGCTGGAACTGGCACCGCTGTAGTTTGCGGCAACGATCTTGACAGCAGCCAGTGCGGCCTTGGCAAGAATCGGCCCTGCGTCACGCGCCATCTGGCGCAGGAAGGGGAGGCAGAAATCGAAAATGCTGGTCATGGCAAGCTTCATTTTTTCCCACATGGCTTGAGTCTCCTTTTGAGTTTGTTGAGTATTTTTAGCAGCCAGACGTCAATGTTCAGCCGCCATGTGTGGCTGATGCGGAGCGGGTTGCGTGGTATCACGGTGCGGTGGCCTTGACCGCCTCGGTGTTCTTGTCGATCTTGCGTCCGATGCCGATCATGCCCAGGCCCCCCGAGATTGACAGCACGCACTGCTCGATGCTCATGGAAAGGTCGACGGGGACCATATCCGGCCAGGCAATACGGACGAAGCCCACGAGGCCGAGCATGATCAGGGCGACGCCTGCGACTTTCGTCCGGTAGCTCTCCGGGACATATTTGCCGACAAACTGTAAAATTTTCTCTTTCATGTGGCCTCCCTTAAATTCTGACGTAGCAAACAACAGCACCGGGTGAAGTCCTGCGCTTCTCCCAGACACCATCTCCTGTGGTGCTCTCTCGATCCCCGGCTCCATTGGTATTCCCTTCAACTGTCGTAATGTGGTCGAAGCACATGTGCTGGTCAGCGACTACGATGCCGATGTGCCCGCCTCCTTGCTGTGCTCCGTTGAAGTCGAAGATCACGAAGTCGCCGGCCTTGGCCAGTTCGGTCTTGGCGATGATCTCGCAGCCGTTCTTGCGGCCCCACGTCTCCCATCCAAATGCGCTGGCGTCTTGGCAGCGGGATAATTTGATCTCTGGGAAGAATGCGAGGGCTTCCCGGAGTACCCAGCAGCACAGCGCAGCACACCAAGGCCATGAAGCCGGCGCCAGCCATGTCGCCATCATGTACTGACGGATCTGGGCGCCGTTGTTGTTGCCGCCGACTTCGCGAGTTCCGACTTGCGACAACGCGATCTCGACGATCTTGGCACGGAGTTGCTGCTTTTGTTCGGGCGTCATGGCTTCTTACCTCTTGCGTCCTCGTGGCGCTGCGTTGACATAGGGAACACTCCGGCCACAAACTTTACCAGCCGGTCTCGATGTCGTAGGCGTCGATAGTCTCGATGGTTCCGAGTGCCTCAATGGCTTCGGCATGTGCCCGCTCGGCGGTGAAGTGCGCCTGCACATGGCTACTGACGGCTGCGGCAATCTGCATAACCATCGGTGCGCCGATCTTGATCCAGCCGTCAGCGCCCTTGAAGTCAATCTGTCGTGTCGGATCAATCTGCACTGCGACGTAGGCACCTGTAATCATCGCTTGGCTGGCACGGTCCGTCATGATCGTAGCCGGTCCAATGATGAGCCCTGCAGTCTCACGCTGGTAGCGGGCTGCGGCCAGAGCGGCGAGCTTATCTTCTTTGGCGCTGGCCAGTGTCCGGGCTGGCGGCTCCTCGTTGTAGGGCCGAGCTTGCCCGTGGAATTTTATGGAGCGACCCTTGCTCTGCCATTCCATCAAAGACTGGTACTCCTCCTCGGAGAGTTCTTTGGCATCGAGTGGGATCAGACAGTTGGGATTTGGAACCATGTATCTGTCAACGACGGCTCCTTCTCCATCGGTGTCGACCTGCTCTATTTCCCGTTCGCCGTGAATGGTGGTATCGAAAAAACCCGATTTTGTCGCTGAGAAGTATTTCATGGCTGACTCCTTTAAACTCCAATCGCAATAAAATCGAGGACTTTTCCAGCGTCAGCAGCTGTCCACGTAAAATAGGAAGGTGCTTTGCCGGTAATTGTGTGCGTATGGGGAGGATAATTCCCGCCGTTTGTTTGTGTCGCAACGACGGCTAGGCAGGCACTGGGAAATGCGGTAGGGAAATAAGTGGTCCCACTACTCGTTGATCCCCACTGGATCATAAATCCTTGCGGTGTCTTAAAATATCCGTTGTAAGTGAGATAATGAGCGAAGGCGTTAATGTGGTTGGTGGCATTGGTGGCAGAACCAACCACCATCGCCGCTCTGGATGCCAGAAAACCGTTGCCGTTGGAATCCGCACCCCACAAGTATGTCGGGTTATTGTGCGAATTTGCCCAACTGAAATGCTGCCCGTCGACTGTATCCGCATTGCCGGCACTGGTTGCCGATGTCGCGTTGCCGCTCAATGCTGCGGTGATGACCCTTGTGGAAAAGTCTCCGTTGGCATCGCGCAGAACCAGCCGGCTTCCGACGTTTGAAGCGGTCGCGCTGTGGGGATTGGTCAGCGCCGCATGTACGGCAGCCGCAAGTTTGTTGAACTCCGTGCGGTTGGCGAGGATCTGCATCAGTTCTTCGAGGATGGCCTGATTCAGCTCGTCGCCGTCAATGATGGACTTGACGGGTGAAGTGAATTCATTGACGGGTGTCAGGTTCTTCATCGGTGCCTCCGGCTATTGAACCGAGATCGTCCATTCGACGGTGATTTTGTACAGCGTCGACTTGGTGATCGGGGTGATAATAACTCTTGAAAAAAGGATCTCGGTGGCGTCCGATTTGAGGCCGAGTTCTTGGTAGGTGAAGCTGCCGCCCTCGTTCCCTTCCATCGTCGTCGCGAACATGACCTTGTTATAGGCCGGATAGGTGACGGTGACCGCCTTCTCAAACTGCTCGTCGATCAGGGCGGTGTCGGCGGTCGCGGCTGCTTGGTTCGACGTACCGAACGCCATCTTGGTGATGTGCTCTAGGTTTTTATAGCTGGCATCGCCGCCGAGAAGCTTGGCGACCAGAGTCTTTCCCCCATTCACAATCAAATTCTGGATGTCCCGCTCCTCAACCAGTGTTCCGTCGAGGGTTCGCACGGAAATCTTTAAGTCGCCGCGCAGGCCGATCATTTCACCGATGTTCATCCTATCCTCCGTAAAGTCCGGTCGCGACGATGCTGCCATCGGCGACGAGAATGGTTTTCACTGCGATCTGTTCTTTGATGGCGTCATTGGTCCCACATAGCAGTCCCGGCGTCCCGCAAATCCATCCGGTACCGCAGATAATTGCGCCCGGAAGGAATGTGTCGTCGATGCCGGCGTTGATCGATGCGCCGACCGTCTCAGTAATCGACACGTTTTCGCTGATTGCGTTGAGCTTGCTCAGGACGGTCTGCAGGAAGTCGGTCCCGGCGGCCTTGTTCTTCCGCACCACGGCCTTCATGCGGTCAATCAGGAGCAGGGCTTCTTCCGCCGACAAGTCGTTCGGGACGGCAAGGTCGAGCAGGAAGCGTCCGGCGGCTTCGGCTTGGTCTTCTGGCGGCAGCTCGGCAACATTGGGCAGGGCATCGCGCACAGTGCAAATCATCCCGAAGGCTTCCGCGATGATGTTCTCCAGTGCCACATTGTTGCTGCGCGGCCTTATCGCTTCGGCGATGGCCCGGTTCAGAAAGGTTGCGTCGCTCTCTCCGGCGACCCGGTAGGTGCCAAAGAGGTCGCCCCACTCCTCCGCCCAGGTGCCGGTGGCGGAGTGCAGGTAGAGCTGCTTGGTGGCGTCGTCGATGCGATCTCGCTGGTTGTCCAGTTCCCATGCGCTGGTCTTGAGTTCCGACCAGAGCAGCGACTGGTGATAGCCGATGGATTCTCCCGACTGCGCCGTCCCCTGTTCGACAATCCCTCGCGCCAGCATGGTTCCGTACTGGCCGTCGTAGAGGACGGTGGTGAAGCCCTTGACTTGCAGGGCGGCAAGGAAATCGTTGACCGTGCCCGTTTCAAGGCTGATCGTCGTCGTTCCGGTGGCGTCGGTCGTCAGACACCGCAGGCCGACAATGCGAAAGGTGGCACCGTCCTTAGTGATCGTTGCGATCTCGACACGCTGCGGCGATTTATTCCATACGGAGTTCAGCCGGGCTAGGACTCGTTCGAAGGCGCCCATCATGTCACCGTAATCGTGCCGGGGATGAGCACTTGCGTGTCGGTGATGGTGACGTCGGCGGCAGGAACCGACACGTCGCAGTTTGTCACGCCGTCGACCGCCATCGTCAGCTGCACCAGTTCCGCCCAGATCAAATCGTCTCCGACCTTGAGCGTGGCGAAGTAGGCCAAGATCGCCTCTTCAATGGCTTCGGCAGCTCCGCTGGCGCTGGCAGACTGCGTCGTCGCGATGGTCACATCCTGTGCGACCGGCGTGGCGGAGACGGCGGTGACGACGACCCCGGCAGCTTTGTATCCGGCAATCTTCACGCCGTTGTCGTCGACATAACCGTCGATGATCTTCTGCGCTTCGGTAATCAGTCCCGCCGAGGCGGTTCCGACGCCGTTGTAGATAACGCAATCCGCGATGGCCTGCCCGGTCAGGATCGTCTTGGCCGAGACCACTTGCTCGGTGACAACTCCCTCCACCAGCAGCCGGGCCGTGGTGGCGCCGTATTCAATAGCGGTATCGGTGGCCCGCGACAGATTGAGGACGTAGTTGGCAAAGCGTTCGCGTCGGCTGGATTCTGTTTCGCGTTCGGCGCCATTCGAGAATGACAGCGGGTTGCTGACTGCGGTGATTCCGGGGATGGTCGTCTTTAGAACCGTAATGGTGGCGGCGCCCGTGTTCCCGGTGGTCCCGGCAGTGGTACAGGCAACGTTGATGCTGGTGGTCGCTTGCCCGGCCAAGATCGTCCCGTCGGCGACGGTGACGAAGACCTTCTCGGCGATGGTGGCGGTGGCGGTGGTCGCAACTCGCGTGCCGGCAGGAATATTGATGTCGCTACCGGGGACTGGATTCGCGGTAAAAGTCACGGCCCCAGCGGCTTTGCTCGCCGGCAGCAGGGAGAAAGTAAAGGCTTGATAGACTGCGACCGGGATCGCCTTCTTGACTGCCGCATAGAACTGGTAGTCCTGCTCCTCCATTTCAACGGCAATGGCCTCGAACTTGGTGCGGAGCTTGGAGCCGACGACCAGATCGGTCACGGTACTGCAAATACCCGTGAACCAGCCGACCATGCGGGAAACTCTGATGTCTGCCTTGATAATCTCGAATGCCATGCCGGTATCTTAACCTCTCGCGTTTCCTATATCAAAGAATTTGCTCATGCGACCAGCAGCCGCATTTGTTCCGGATTTGACCTGCCCACCAGCTTGCAGCGCACGTCGACATAAAGGCTGATCCCCTCGGTCTGGAACGAGGATTCCAGCACGCTCTCGACGCGCGGGTCTTGCAGGACCGCCAGCTCGGCCTCGAACAGCGCCCGCTCCTGCCACATCTCGTTGCTGATCTTCCCGACGATTTCCGGCAGCCGGGAGCCGTAGCCTTCGTGGCTCAACTGCTTCAGCTCGCCGCGAGTGGTGGCAATGCGGTGGCGGATCGCCATCTCCAGATTAGCGATGCCGCCGACGGTGGCGATGTCTCCCGATGGGGTGGCGACCATGAACCCGTCGGCGTCGAGCAGTTCGTCGATGCCGTAGGCACTCTCTTCAAAGGTGCTGCCGGCAGAGGCGAAGTTCTGTCCGATCGTGGTACCGGGGATGCGGACGGACTCTCCGGCAATCAGGATCGAGTAGCGGTCGGCATGGGTGCTGATCGGGGTGCCGGCAAGGATGTCGACGATCAGTTCTTCGGTCAGGGTCACAGTCGTGTCATCCACTGCCGCGACTTCTGCGAAAATGTCCCCGACGCTGATGGTGTCGGCATTCGCTCGAAACAGGATGATCTCGCCCGGCAGGATGGACCCGTCGAAGGTGGCAACCTCAATCGTCCGGCTGCCGGCATAGGCGGTGTCGAGGACCGTGCCGAAGTAAAGAGCCGGGGAATAACGGTCCTCCTCGGTCTGGCCAATGTAGGGAAACGTCAGGCCGTTGATGGCGACGACGTCCTGCCAGCGGACGTTGTTCTTTCCGGCAACAGTCTGGATGGTGTCGCCATCGGTCAGGGCAATCTCGGTGGCGGAGAGGAGGACGGTCTCCTGCGTGTTACTGAACAGCGATTCTTCCGGGACTGTTTCACTGGCGATCGTGCTGTCGAGGATTGATGCTCCGGTGAGGATTTCCGGGTTGTCGCTGGCAGACAGGGTGCCCGATCTCTCCGGGATCACGGTGGTCTCGATAAAGAGCTGCTCTTCCGCCTTGAGGGAGAGTAGCGCCCGCTCAACGTCGCGGAGTCCTCGCGTAATTTCGTGCGGGATGTCGGAGAAGCTGGAGATCGTGTGAATGATCGCCTGCGTGGCGTTGATCGTGGAGACGACCAGCGAGAAGGCGACGTTGATGACCTTGGAGACGCCATTGCGGAGGGCCGTGACCGCTGTCGAGATCGCCTTGACGTTGGCTTCGACCGTCGCCATGACCGTGAGGACCGTACTGACGACGCTCATGACAGCGGCATAGGCGTTCAGCGCCTTCATCAGCCAACCGGTCTTTGCCGGCAGGGTTCCGAAGTTGAAGTAAATGCTGATCATCGCCTGCTCATCGATCGACGGCAGGATGCGACCGAGGACGGTCATGTCGAGATTGTACTGGTACATCATTCGCCGCTGGATATCTTTGGTCAGCGTGAACTGATTGAGCTGAACCCGGAAGTAGTCGCGGTTGCAGTAATCGTAAAAGTGGAGGACGGGCTTCTTGGCACCAAGGGGCTTCTTGTTTTCAGCCCCATAGATATCGTAGGCCGCGAACTGAGCATGGAAGTCGGCAAAGATCGCTTCCAGTTCCAGAAACAGGGCGAGGCCGGTCTTCTTATCCCCGGCCAGATGAACGGCTCCCGATCCGGGGTATTTCGTCCCTCGGATGCCGAAGACGCCGCTGATCTTGATCTTCGGGATGCCGTAGCCGACATTGTCCTCGAATGCCCCTGCCTTGGTCATGGTGACGCTGGCACGCGTCGGGCGCGACAGCGTATAGGACTCCGGGTTGATCGGGAGAATGTACTGGTTCTCGATGATCCCTCGGTCGTCCAAGACCTCGAACATGAACGGCAGTTTTTGTCTGCTGGCAGGCATGGGCTTCTCCTTACGTTATGTTGCCGCTGTGCTCGCCGTCCGGGGCGCCGCTGGTAGTCGTGACGACGGCGTTGGCCTTGATATAGTCGACGATGGCGGTGGAGTCGGCCAGCAGCATCGCGTCACTGAGCGCTTGCACCGCTGCGGCGCTCGATCCCTGTGTGTAACTTGCCGTCACCGCGTCTCTGGCTGCCTCTCTGGCGGCATTGAGCCCTGCCCCTGTCATGGCCATGTCATTCTCCTATTTGCTCAGCTTGACGGTCGCGGAGACCATCGCGTGTGGCTGCTTCGTGTAGGGGCAGAGGCAGTCTCCTTGAACGCCGCCCTTGACGCCTCCGCCAGCGGCGCCGTCGAGATCGATGCCGGCGCTGGTCCATGCGGTCTTGCCAGCGATCGTTACCGTGCATTTCCCGGCGCTGGCGGTGATCGTGAGGTCGCCGCTGGTGATGGTGATGTCCTCGTTGCCCTCGATGATCGTCGTGCGCTTGCCGGCGACGGTAGTGTGCTCGTCGACCGCGACCACTGTCGTCCGGTTGCCGTCCTTGTCGATCTCCTCGCTGGTGCCGCTGCGCTTGCGGTAGCTGCGGGTGCGTTTGGCGGCGGGGGTGTAGATGGCGCTGTCCGCCGGGCCGAGGTAGCCGACGACCACCGGGTCGTTGCGGTCCTTGTTGAAGAAATCAATCGCGACAATGTCCCCTTCTTCCGGAGTCCACTCTTCGCCGTTGTCCTTGTTGATCTTCCCGTACAGCAGCGGCACGCCCATGAGGTATTCGTGCAGCTTGCCGACGTTCCGTCCGAACAGGCCGATATCGACTTGCGTCCGCCGCCAGCCGCCCGCGTCCGCATGTTTGATGCCGTCCTTGAGCACGACTCCCCGGACGAGGCTGTCCGCCGAGAAATTAACGGCTTTGACCGCCTTGTTTTGTTCCATCCCCGATTGCCGCCGGGCACCGTTGCGTTCAAGCATGTTTCTGTCCCTTTTATGTTTGACTTTACCGTTTGGTATATTATAGTGTTCCCTATGTCGCATATCTTACCCGCTGGCGGGGAGTGGTGGCAAAGTTTTTGCTGTATCGTGGGTGTTCCCTATATCGCTAAGACGTGATTTCGTTCTTTTTTTGTTGCAATCGTTTATGAGCCTGCGGTAACGTGCCTTCAACCTGCTCAACACAGGGACTGGACCGGCTACCGCACCCGTCAGTATTGCGGTATTTTTACGCCCTGCATTTAGAAAGGATGCCGGGAAGGACAGGGAATATCCAATACCTGTCGCAGCCGTCCATTGCTGTGTTGAACTTCCCGGCATCCTCTGCCGCATCCCTCAACAGGAAATGGAGCTTCACCATGAAAAACATCAAGACCACCTGCCCCATCCCCTACCCGTCCGATCCAATCTTCAACGCCACCCTTCACGCCGGTTTTGCCAAAGAGCGCGGCGGCCAGATTTCGCCGGCCAATGTTCTGTGCCTGGCGGAGTATGCCGAGCAGTCGATTCGCCTCTTGCAGTCGCTGTTGGCTGGAAAGGCGGTGTGCTGATGAATCAGTTAATCGCAATCGCCAACCGTCCCATCGGCACCGACTCCATTCCGACCGTCAATGCCCGCGACCTTCACGCCTTCCTCGCTGTCGGAAAGGACTTCTCGACATGGATCAAGGACCGCATTGACCAGTTCGGATTCGTTGAAAATCAGGACTTCGTGCGCTCCCCGATTCCGGGGAACGGCAAACATGCGGGTTTACGGGCGCCCATCGAATACCACCTCTCCATTGATATGGCGAAAGAGCTGTCGATGGTCGAACGCTCTCCGCAGGGGAAGAAGGCGCGTCTCTACTTCATCGAGTGTGAGCGCCTCGCCAAGACGCCCCTCATCGAAACGCCAGAAATGCAGATGGCGCGTGGCCTCCTTGCCGCTGCCGCCATGATCGACGACAAGAACCGGCAGATTGCCGTACTGGAACCGAAGGCCGCCGCTCTCGACCGGATCGCGACCGCTGACGGCTCCCTGTGTATCACCAATGCCGCCAAGGATTTGCAGGTGCGCCCCAAGGATCTCTTCGCCTTCCTCTCTGGTCACAAGTGGATTTATCGCCGGGCCGGTGGCGGTGGCTTCGTCGCGTATCAGGATAAATTACAGTCCGGCCTACTGGAGCACAAGGTGACGCTCGTTTCACGCTCCGATGGCAGCGAGAAGCTCACCGAGCAGGTCTTGGTGACGGCCAAAGGCATGGCGCGGCTGGCGGAAGCCTTGGCGGTCACGGCGTAGTGTTATGGACTGGCCAATTCCGGCCAGAATTTGCAATTTTCTTAAGGGGATCTACATGAACGAAAAAGCACAGAAGATGATGGAAGTTCAGGCGCTGGTCGATGCAATCCGTTGCGGCACTGCCAATGACGAACTGTCGATGGCCGTCAACACGATAAATGTCCTTGCCGGTATGGTGGTCGAAAGGATAGAGTGGTTGCTGGAAGGTTAGAGGGATAAAATTCGCCCGGTCAGTGATGGCCGGGCGAATTTTATGTGTGTTTCTGCCCTCGCGTCAGGCCGAGGCAGGACTGATAAGTCGTCCCGGCCATGCCGATCTGGTAGTTATGGGTCACCTGCTCCACGAAATATTCCAGCCCGTTCTTCATGAGGGCACCGTCGCCCACCTTGAACTCTGGGGCGCCGTGGATGCCGAGCGTGCCGCTTTCGAGGAGGTGGTTGCGTTTGACGCGAGTCCAGAGCATCGACGCTTTGTTCTTGATCGGCTCCAGTGCGAGGTCTTGCATCCAGACGTCGAGAGCCGGGACGTTTGGTGGCGCGAAGTTGGTATTGACCTCCCACGGGGAGAATCCGTGTGTGGCAATTTCGTCCTGCGTGTCGTTGAAGACGCCTTGCGCGAACTGGATGGGGATGCCTTCCAGCGCAGCGGCCATGACGAACTGCGGCGCCTTGAGGTAAACGTAGTTGATGCGTTCGTTGTCGCAGATGCCGAGGTCTTCGGTGACCACCAGCCGGTCGTCGATCGTGCGGAGGACGCCCCTGATCCCGGTCGCTCCCGGTGCTGCTCCGGTCTCGGTGCAGAGGAGTTTGCCGGTCGTCGGGTCGAACGGGTACTTCTCGTGGATGACGTAGAACTTGCCGTCGTAGGTCTCGGTGGAGAGGACATTGAACGGTTCGTTGGCGGTGGCCTTCATCGCGTTCCAGATGCTGCCGGTAGATTCGAGGAGCGCCCAATTGTAGGTCTGCCAGTCGTCCGGAGTGACGTCCGGGAACCAGATGTCCATGTAATCTTGCGGCAGCAGCAGCTGGTTGAAGAAGAGCTTATAAAAGAGACTGTCAAGGATCTCCTTCGGTGTACCGGAGAACGTCACGCCGGCAGCCAAGCGAAACAGGTACTCGGAGTTGTCGCCGCCGGTCACGGTGCCGGTCTCGGTGTTCTTCAGCGGCATGATATCGACGATGCAGTCGTGTTTCATGAGCAGCTTGCCGAAGTCGGTGCCGTTGATGCGGCAGCGGAACTGCGGGCGGCCCTCGGCGTCATAGCAGCGGACCCGGCCTACGCGGTCGATGAGGCCGATCATGACCGACTGCATCCCCTTGCCGTCTCCGGCGTCGAGGCTGATCAGGATGATGTCGTCGGTCTTGACTATTTCATCATATCGTTTACTATCGATTCGCGTATTGAACGTGGTCGTGATCTGGAATCCGCCAGCAGCACGGGCAAACGCCTTGTTCGTGTTGATCGACACGATGTCATTGCTGATATCTTCGTCTGCGTAGCCGTTGGCGGCCCGGCGGAGAATGACTTTGTGGTCTGGTCGGAATGTCCCGTAAAACATTGAGGCTCCGTGGAGGTTGTTATGCGTTTATTGTGTGTTCTTTGTGCGTTTCTTCTGACTGTTGCTATTGCTTGTGCCGGCGAGCCGGGGAAATACATTTATCAGGGGGGGACGACAGATTCTGGCCCTGTTGCGGTTCGGACTTCGAGCCAAGAATTTGAGTATTTTTGGTACATGAGTGGTGGTCGCTATGTCGCGGCGGCTTTTCATTCCCCCAACCATCTTGCAATCCTCCTGTCTGACTCCTCCGGAGAATCCGGCGATACTGAATTTTATTTTGACGGGAAGACCAAGGAGGTGACTTTCCTCGATCCGGCGAACGGCGAGAGGGTTGTCTATCTTTCTCCCGGCTCCTCTGGTTATGAAATGGCGACATCCATTTGGCGACACGCTGGTTTCCTGAGTAACTAGACCTGCGAAGAGAGGGTGCGGACTTCACCGACAAGTCTCGTTATCTCTTCTGTCAATCTGTCAATACTGCTTAATGGTTTTCCGAGCTGCATGTGACCATTCTTATCTGGGATAAATTCGCCCGTCTCTTCATCGTGCAGGATCTCCCTCTTCTTCTGTTTCTCCATTTCATGCGTAGCACTATGAACCTTCCGGTACCCAGAATTTCTGATGGATGGAGGGTCAGGGTCGTTTGGTCCCAATCCCCAGCCGAGGAGCTTTTTCGTGGTGCTATTGACGGCCTTGGTGACTGGCGATTCCTTTTTATCTGAGTACATTCCAGCCGGATCGCCAAGCATGAGGTTTGTCAGTTTCCCGACCGCCTTGGTGAACTCACCGGAGTTGATCGTGTTGGCGACATCAACAAGGCCAGCTTTGATCTTGTCGGTTACAGACAGCAAGGAATCACCGAGGCCGACCATGTAGTTCTCAATATCAGCCTGCACTCGCGTGTGCTCGTCGGTTCCCCTCCCCGCGTCCCCTGCGAGCGACCCGGCGGCGCGGGCCTTGGTGAATATCTCCCGGAACTTTTCGGGATCATTCAATGCCTCGTTCGATAGCGCTCCGTTGTCCTTCAGCGTCTTCAGCAGACTCTCGGTCTCCGCCACGGTCATCGTGAACTGCGACGCCAGCGTGAATTTGGTAAGCGGTCCGTCCGCGCCGCCGCCGAAGGACATCGCCTTATTCATCATGCCCCGTACGTTCTCGCTGTCGCCGACGCCGAGAGACATGCGCTTCTTGAATTCCCAGAGGGCGCCGAGGTCGCCAGCCGGCAGCTTGTCGCCGCCGAGGGCCGACCACTTGAACAGCTGCTCCCCTGGTGATCCGCCGTTGCCGGAGATCGACGAGTTCATCTTGGAAAGGATGTTGGCATTCTGCCCGGACGGGCCGTTGCTCCACAGGGACGCTTGCAGGCCGGCGACGAATGAGGCCGACTCGCTGCCGATCTTGGCGCCTCCGGACGTGGCCGAGATTGTCTGCATCAAGCGCTGATTAACCTGAACGTACTCTTCGATCCTTGTGCCGATATTGTGCCGGCCCAGCTTGCCGAAGTCCCGCATCGCCTCGATATATTGCCGGGTCTGTTCCTGCGTCATGCCGGTGAGGGCGCCCGTTGATCCGACCATGTTGGCGGCAGCGGACCCGTCCATGTTGAAGGCTCTGGCTGACTGCATGGCGAGGAGCGTTCCCCTTGCGCCGTAGTTCCCCTTTTTGGCGACCGCTTGCGCCATCTGCAGCTCGGCTGCCGGCCCAAATCCCAGATTGAGGCCGGCACCGAATCCGGTTTGTCCGCCGATCCCCGCGAGGCCGGTCCGGCCCTGTGATATGGCTCCGGCGCGTGACATCGACTCCAGCATGAAGCCCATGACCGTGCCGGCGCCAATGAGAGCCGCTCCGTAGCCGATGGCTTTCTTCAGGCCTCCACCAGAGGCCGGTGCTCCGCGTTGCTGCCCAGAGCCCTGCACGCTGTCCGTGTATTCGTTGAACTCGCCTTGAAACTGGTCCTCTTGCCCTTCCAGCCGACGGTAGCTTTTCTGTTGCTGCCTTAACCGGCTCCTGAGCTGAGTTCTCTGTTCGGCAATTCTGGAGCGTTCCGATGCCGAATTGCTGTTCGACTCTTGCTGGTCGAGAGTTTTCAGCTCCCCCTTCATTTTGGTGATTTCTTGTCGGGCCTTGCTGATCTGCGCGGCGAAGTCCTGCATATTCTTGCCGAGCTTGGACGAAATACTGGCGGCCTCCTGAAACTGTTTTGCGTTCAGGAGGCCGCCCTGTTTGTCGCTGGACGAGGCAATGCCCTTGAGCCGATTGATATCGTCGGTCAATCTCTTGATGAGAACGGAGGTTTCCTTGAGGCCGGTCTTCCCCGCCAGCTCAATGGGATCGCCAAGGTGTTGCAGCGCGTCCTTGGTCTTGTCGATGGATGCCTTGGCCGCAGCAACCTGTCGCGCGTCAACATTTATCCCGATGCCAATTCCGCCCATGCGCTATTCTCCGTAGCCGGGGAGCATCCCGACCGTTTCGTGTTCGTGGCGCTTCCTGAAGATCGCGGTCAGATCGAGGTCTTCTCCGGCCTCCATCCGTTCCATGATCTCGTCCGCCAGCTGGTCCCCGGTGATCGTCATGCCGCATTCCGGGCACTGCGGGCGGTGGGTATCGATCTCGCATTTCGGGCAGGTCTTCAGCTTCTCTCCCTGCTCGATCATCTCCATCTCGTATTCCAGCATGATCTCCTCGTCGGTCATGGCGAGGAAGCGCGGATCTGTCGGCGGCAGGTTATACTTGCGGCGAAACCATGCTCGCAGACCCCGGTGCAACTCCTGTGCTGTCGCCGCTAACTGGCGCGGGTCGAAAGGTATCGAGGAAGGTCTGGACCTCTTGCCAGACAGCCAGCACGGCGTTTTCATCGGTTTCGTCGAACAGATTGGCGAGGTCGAACCATGCCGGGACTTTGCCGTCGGTGACGTGGGTGACGAAGACGACGATATACGAGAGCAGGCGCAGCCCTTCGCCGATCTGGTCCGCATCGACGCGACCAAAGGCATTGTTCTGGGCGGCGTCCTTGAGGGCGATGGTCCGCTTGTCGCCGATGCTGGGGCGGCGGATCACGAAGGTGCCGGCGTACTTGCTGCCGAATGGTAGCTGCGTGTGGCTGTTGATCTTTGTCTCGATGCTGAACGACGTGGCGTTGCTCATTGAATCCTCCTGAGTGGTTTCGTGTGGTCGTTACCTATGTCAAATATTCTAGCGGTTGCGGGGCGCAGGGGCAAAGTTTTTGCTGTTGCCGGGTCACTCTTGGATAAACTCTACCAAACGGCATATTTCTAGTTGCGTTTAGTTTCTTCGTCCTGTAGGCTGTTCCCTATATCGCAATATCGTTGCGGTGTCGTTTTTGAGTTGCAACCAATCGGGAGTGCTGGTACGGTTTCTTTACCTGCTGAACACAGGGACACAACCCGGCCCGCACTCGTTAGCTTTGCGGTATTTTTATGTCCGGCGCTTTGAAAGGCGTGCCGGGATGGGCGAGGAATATATTGAATACTCGCCGCAGCTTGGTTGTTCGCTGTGTTCAACATCCCGGCACTCTTGCCGAACCCCTTGAACAGGAGAACAACACCATGAACACCTCAATGCACGTCCGTCCTGCGCCCCTGCCCTGTCACAAGTCAACCTCCCCGGCCATCTACAACTACCCGACTGATCCGCTCTTCAACGTCTCCCTCTATGCTGGCTTTGCCAAAGAGCGTGGTGGCCAGATTGCCGCTGGCAACGTCTTGGAGCTTGCCAAGTATGCCGAGGCCGCTGTTCGTCTTCTTCAGGCCGAAATCGCGCAGCTGCGGTTGGCCGGAAAGGCGGTGTGCTGATGAACGCGACTACTCTTGACACCTCCTCCCTCGTGTTCCTTTCCGATGGCGAACCCCGGACCACCTCCCTCGCGATTGCCGAGGGTATGGAACTTCAGCACAAAAACGTCATCGAGCTTATCCGCACCTATCTTGCTGATTTGGCGGAGTTTGGCCCTCTCGCGTTTGAAACGCGGAAGGGGCAAGCGCTCCCTCATGGTGGTTTTGCCAAGGGGACTGAATATGCCGTCCTCAACCAAGAGCAGTCAACGCTGATCATGACCTACATGAAAAACACCGAGATTGCCCGCTCCTTCAAGAAGCGGCTGGTCAAGGCATTTTTCGCTCTGGCGCGTCAGGTGACCGGATCGTTCCTGTCGGTCTCCTCCCTGCAAAACTTCCGGGCACCGGTCGAGGCGACCATCGTCTTCGACGCCTTCCACAGCCTGGCGCTCAAAGTCGGCTTGGAAGGGAATCAGGCGGTCCTCTCTGCCAACATGGCGACCCGTGCCGCGACCGGGATCGATCCGTTGCAGCTTCTCGGCGCGACGCATCTGCAAGCCGGGAATCAGAACCGGCACTACACGCCGACCGAGCTTGGCACTCGCTTCAACATGACCGGGCGCGAGTTCAATATTGCCCTTGAGGCTGCTGGGCTGCAAACCCGTCACGGCAAGCAGTGGATGCCGACGGTGAAGGGCCGGGCCTATGCCGTCCTCCTCGACACGCAGAAACGCAAGGGAACCGGGACGCCGATCCAGCAACTCAAATGGACCGCTGATATCGTCGACGTCCTGCCGTCGCTGAAAGGTGGTGCCCAATGATCCCCGCCAAAAAGCTGATCGAGGCGATGGCGCTGGCTGAGGCGATAAAGGTGCTGACAGAACACGATGCGTATCACGCTCCGGCGCATACGTTGAATGTTCTGGCGGCGATGGCTATCGAACGAATGACGGCGGTCCTGGAAACTGAGTGACAATAAAAACCCCCGGTCAGTGATGGCCGGGGGTTTTTTATCGTTCAAGGTCCGAACATTTGACTGTGAGGTCCGAACATTACACCATTTTCTTGCGGGCCTTGATCGAGTAATTTTCGCCGGAGATTACGTGCTTGCCGTAGCTGCGGCTGTGGGTTGCAAACTTGCAGCCGGTGTACTGCTCAATCGTCTGGAAGGTGACGTTGTCCTGAATTTCGATCTCGAATTCCGGCGCAGTCAGCCAGTCGCCAGACTCCGGCACGAAGCCGAGCTGCTTCAGGCTTTTGCCGCTGACCATGTAGCGGCTGCCGGAAATGTTGTGGGTGAATTTGCCGGGGACGAACTCTTGCGTCTCTGGGGAGCCGAGCGCGTCGACATCCTGCAATCCGAAGTCGTCGCTGACCTCGACGTTCTGAGCAAGGCCGATCACTTCTCCGCCGATCTTGAAGAGTGCCCGGTTGCCCGTCATGGTATTGAGTCCCATGATGTTACCTCCTTAAAAGAGCGCTCCCCGGAGGGAGCGGTAGATGGTTACAGGCTGACGGTGAATTTCGTCGGCAGCAAGTGGAACACGCTAAAGATCCATGAAATTGGCAACACCGGCTGCGCCGAGTAGTCGATGTAGCGGACCACTCCGTCCGCCCGGAGCACCGTTGCCTTCGGGTCGTAGCTGACGATCAACTCGTCGCGCATGGCCGCTTCCAGCACCGCGTTGGTGATGCTGATGATGCTCTGGTCGATACCCGGTGTTCCCGGCTTGCCGATGATCAGCTCGTGGCGGTTGCGGACTTCGCGGGCGATGTAGTCGGCGCCGCGTCCGACCGAGAACTCGACGCGGTAGAGGTCGGCGTCCTGCGCCCAAGTGGTGAGCTGCCGGGAGATCACGAAGCCGGCCCCCTGCACAAGATCCTTGATCGGCACCGCGAGGTGGGCTTCGAGGAGGTCGTCGATCTCGGTGTTACGCAGTTCCACTTCAAGGCCGAGGCAGTTGAGGTACTTGCGGGTTAGCGGAGTAACGACCGAGGCGCCGCCAGCGATGCCCGCGTACATGACGGCGGTGATATAGGCCGGGTAGAGCTTGCTGACGCCATTCGGGTCATAGTGCTTCGAGCCGAGGCCGACGTGGACGGTGCGGTCGTTGTTGAGGGCGGACGCTTCCGCTTTGATAACTCCCATCGCCGTGATGCGGTTGGCTTCGCTACTCCACGACTGCAGGGCGCCACCGACGAACTGCCGCCGCTCGCTTTTCCCTGCCGGGCCGCTCATGAAAGTACAGTGCGCGTCGCCGAGGGCATGGATCGAGGCCGAGGAGGAGAGGGGGACGATGATGTCGATGTCGACGGTCTTCAGCTCGTTGAAAGCCGAAACCCAATCATCGTTGGTGGTGGCACCGTCAGCGCCGCCGGCAAGGTAAGCCCATGCGCTGTTGGCCGGGACGGCTCCGGCTCCGGCGATGCGGGTTGCCGCGACGTAGGAGCTGCGCTCATTGAGGCGGTCGACGATCGCTTGCAGGTCGGAGGTGATGGTCGCTGCCGTGGTTTTGACCGACTCTGCCGTGAAGGCGTCAAGCTGCAAGCAGAGATCGGTTTTAGCTGACTTGGTGACCGCAACGGCAGTGTAAAAGCCGCTGGCGTTGATCGCGTCGATCAAGGACTGGATGGTCGGGTAGCTGTCGAAGTCGAGAGAAAGGTTCTCGGCGCCACCTGTTGCCGTGGTGGTGGTCAGCTTGTGATTGCCGGCGCCGGTCGCGACGTTGATCGTCACGGTTGCGGTCGCTGCGGCTCCGGTATAGAGCAGGGTAAAGCTCGGCTTGGCAACGTCGTCGTGGACCTCGGAGACGTCCTGAAAGCCGATAGTGATCTTCTTGCCGGTGTTGGTGCCGGCCTCGACTTTGGCCTTGATCTGGTTGGCGACCAATCCGTACAGGTATGAGTCGAGAGTGATAACGTCCGCCGCTGCTGCCGAGGCAAGGTTCTTGGTCGCCTTGGTCGCCGGGTTGACCGGCAGGAGGTAGACTTCGCTCGCGCCGGGGATGCCCTTGGAGGGGTTGAAGACCAGAGAGGCGGCCAGCCGGGCCTCTTCCCATGCCGGAGCAATCAGGAAATTGCCGAGGGTCGAATCGATCCGGGTCAGTTTCTTCGGCTCAAGGAGCCCGGTCATTTCCGCCATGATGACGACCTTGTTGGCCGAGCCGAGCTGTACCGGACTCAGAGCCGACGAGTCGATCGCGGAAGCGGCTTGCGGGCGCACATAGTACGTCCCCTTCCAAGTAACGCCAGTTTTTACTCCCATTGTCAGTTACCTCCCTGTTGTGAAAGCCATTCGCTCCATGTGAGCCGGGTCGGCTGGCTGCGGAAAAGTTCGAGCAGCCGTGCCCACTCGGAGCGCATTTTGTGGCCGTTGATTTGTTCCTTGCTCATGAGTGCCTTGAAGGCGCCCTTGATCTCTGCTTGTGCGTTGCCGAACTCACTGAGGAATTCGTCGACCGAGAGCTTGAACTCCTGCGGCTCGGTCTGTTCGGTGTCCTTCTTCTTCATGCAACCTCCGTTTTATATGGGGAACACTTCGGGCGCGTTACAGCGCCGTGTTGTCGCCTGTGGCATAAACTCCGACCGGCAGAGTCTTGTTCCATGTGTTTTCCAGCTTGGCGGTGATTCTCACTCCCCGGACGAAGGCTTCCAGCGGCTGCAGCGCTCCTTTTTCAAGGCGGATGTCCGCGAGGGAGATATTGACTTCCAGTATCCCCTTGGCGCCGATTTCGCCGATGTTCTGGCAGATGAAATACTGGCAGAATCGGGAGAGCCAGATCGCCTCGTCCTTGGTTGCGGTGATCACGTCGATGTTGAAGCTGGCCTGCTCGTAATAGCCATAGGGTTGCTTCCAGCCGGTGAGCGTCTCTCCGTCGTCCGCGTAGACCGCTGTGGCCTCGCCAACGATATCGCCAAGGAAGCGATCGGTACTCGGCGACTCCCCGTGGTAAATGCCGATCTGCGGAAAGGGCAGCTCCGCCGAGGGGAAGTGGGGGAGGATGAAGACCCGCTTGCCGTCTTCGCTGCGGTCTCGGTTGCTGCCGACAAAGACCTTTCCGCGCAGGTAGGTGCCGATCTGCAGCTGCTCTTCGCTACTGCGGTCTTCGAAGAGATCGCTGATGATCTCCTGCGGGTCCATTTGCGCCGCAAGGAATTCCCGCAGGAAGAGGTCTTTGAGAATGAGGTCGACGTTCGGGAAGCCCATTGTCTTTATCCTGTGAAGGTGACGTCCATGCCGATAGTGGCGGTAGGGACGAGGTCTTTGATCGCGGCCTCTCTCAGCATCGCTTCCACGGCTGGCTGGCAGTAGCCGGCGACCTTTTCGGCGATGTGGTGCGCTTTGTAGCCGGGGTGCCACCAGCTGCCGGGGTCGCTGTTGTCGGAGACGACCCGGAACGTCAGGTATTTGCTCTGGGTGGCGTTCTCGTAGGTCTTGGTGACCTTAGTCATCCCCTCGAACCTGCCGTTCTTGTGCTGGTACCCGGTGCTGGCGTTCTGTTCTGCCGGGTGCCGGCCCTCGGTGCCGGTCAGGCGCCCGCCCGGTTTCAGCTTGGTCGCCTGCGCCAGTATGTCCCGTGGCATCGTCGGAAAGTTGCTGTTCGGGGCATGGTTGGCGGTGGTGCCGTGCCGGAAGGGGATAATGTTGTAACGGCCCTTCTTGCCGATCCGGGCTTTGGGACCACCGAGGAGCATCGGCTTCATGTCCCACTTCGCCTTGCCGTATTCGAGGTCTTTGGCGGCTTGTGAAGTGGCGATGATGAACTGCCTCAGGTCGGCGCCGCCCTGCACTCGTTGGCCAAGGACGATGCTGTCAGCGTAGGCTTTTCGCAGACCGATGTTGGCTTTGATCTCTGGCACTCCCGGCAACGGCTGGGCGCCCATGACCGCCTGCTGCCATGTCGCTTGGACGTAGCTGGCGGCGAGGTTGATGGCGGCGTTGAGGTTAGGGAGGTCACTCATGTCATTGCTCGTAAATATGTTTCTTACGCAGCAGCACGCGGCTGCCGATATCGACTCCGTGGCTGACCCGTGTGGCGGGTGCCTCCACTGCAATCCACTCGACCATGCCGCGATACTTGATGCTGTATTTCGTGCCGGGTCCGGGCGCCTTGGCGGTGAGCGCCTTCCCTACCCATGTCCAGACGATCGAGCGACCGTCGAGTTTGAAGTCGACGTTCTCGATATATTTGATGCGGTCGATGTCGTAGCAGACGATGGCGTCGGTCGCCGGGTAATAGAGGATGTCGCTGTCACCAAAGCCGCGCACCAGCGCTTCCCCCTGCCCGTGCGGGATCGGCCAGGTAAAGATGATCTTGTCGCCCTCGCTGACGATATCGGTCGAGAGGGGGGAAAAGACGCAATCACCGGGGAGCGCGACTCCCGATTCCAGCCAGTCCTTGTGCATGCTGATCGCCGTCACCAGACCAATCAACTGTTGCGACTCCGGGAAGAACCAGCCGCCCAGCTCATGCAGGTCGCAGTTCGGGTCCGGCTGGCCGTGGTCGTCGTGGCAGGGGCAGCGGGTACCGACCGCATGGGTGACGTACTCGCCTTCGGCTTCGACGAAGTTATTGATGGCGTCGACCGGGATCGTCACAGCGTCACCATTGACAGACCGCGATACTGATTTTTGATCTTCGGCAGATTCTCCTTGATCCACTTCTCGTTGTTCTCGATCGTCGCCGAGTAGATGCCGTAGCTGGCGCTGGCCGTGTAGCTGACCGAGCGGCTCACGCCGTCTTTGCTGGTACTCTCCGAGGAGAAGCCGCCGCGATAGGCTTGCCCGGCAATGGTCAGGATGCTGACTGCGGCCTTGAAACCAATCAGCTTAAGAATGTCCGCAGGCGTCTCCGGCAGCCCAGCCACAGCAATGTAGCGCCAGAAGTCGGCAATGTATTCTCGGAATCCCCAGAAGTTGATCTGCTGGAAGAACGTGTACATATAGCTGTACTGCCCGTTGTAGGGGAGGATGTCGAGGCTGCCGCTCTTCTTGTTGATCGCAAAGGCGCCGCTAGAGATTTCCAGTGCAGACGAGTTGCCGATGTAGCCGGCGACCTTGTCGACGCTCAGCAGCTGGTGGAAAGGAAGGTCCAGCTTCCATGCGAGCGAATTGTTGTTGAAATCGCGGGCGGTGTACATCACCGGGACAGCCTTGCGGTCATAGAAAGCGCCGGACTCCGAATAGTAGGGCTCGGTGGCGACTCGGTATGGCTCGACATAGACTTTTAGCAGGGTGTTCTCGACTTCGCTGATGGCCTTATCGATCTCCGCCCGCAGCTTGTCGTCTTCCCAATACTGTTTGTCGACCACGATCCCCTCGGAGGCGTCGGCGACCGGCAATTCGAATTCGTCGATATTGACCTCGGCATAGCCACCGCGCGGGTCCAGAAGAATCTCGCTGGCTCCGGTGATCGGGATCGCCGGACCTCCCCCCCATGACAGCGTTGCCGGGTTGCCGTCGACCTCTGCCGTGAAGACGAGGCCGTAGGTGGTCTTGCGGGTGTTCTCGGAGAGGCGATAAAAAGTGACGCCGGTCACCGCTGACGGCTGCCGTTTCGGGAATGGCATATCGGAGGCGTAGAGGGGGACACCAAAGCAGTACCCGTTCCGCATCTCCTCGACGGTGATCAGCGCAATTTTGAAGACGTCCGTGCTGGCGGTGACGGCTCCGGCTGTGGCCTCGACCAAGTACTCTCCCCGGACGCAGAGAGGGATGCCGCTGGCATCCTTGATCTCCGGCAGGTCAAAGGTGGCGACGTGCCCCTTCGGGTAGTCTCCGGCCAGGACGATCTCCTGCGTGGAGACGACCGGCCCACCTTTACGCCGCAGAGCGATAGTGACTGTCTCGGCCAAGCCCGTTGCCGGGGTCGGCAGGAGGCGCACCTTGACGATGCTCCTTGCCGATTCATGCCGTGAGTATTCGCTTTTGTCGGTTTTCAGGATCAGGCCGGTCATCGGTTATCCTTTACTTCGCTACAACCGTTTTTGCTTCAGTGGCGGTCGCGGCCAGAGTGGCAGCATAGTCGGTGCCGGTCACTCCGCCATCGAGGTCGAGCTTGGCGAGCAGGGCAGCGTATTGGGTCTTGAGGACTTCCATCTCGTTGACGAGCACATTAAACTCGGCACGCATTGATTCAAGATCTTTACCCCCGACACTGCGGGTGGTCTTGCGGATTGTTCTGGCCATGACTGGCTACCTCCTATGGGGTTGGTGCCCTACCCTTGCAGCTCGGTCATGCGTCCGTTCAGCACGGTCAGGCGGTTCTCTTTCGGCTCTTCTTTGGCGATCTCAATGGCGATGACCTCCTTGATCAAGTCGATGCTCTCGCACTTCTTGATGGCGGCCTTAAAACGGTTGAAGTTGGCGTCAGCAGCAAGCTCGGCAGCGGTGCCGTCCGTTTTGCCTTGGTCGTTACCCTTATTTTCGTTTTCGTCGCTCACAGCGCCGGATTTAGTGCCTTCTCTGCCGGATTCTGCGGACAGCTTGGACTTCTCTTCCGCTTCCCGCTCCGCCTTACCCGCTGCGGCTGCCGCTTCGAGGGTGTCGTTGGCGGTCTGCTGGAGATCATCGGCACTCTGTCCCGGCTTCCAGAAGTCTTTAGGGAGGCGCAAGAGGACGCTGGCTTCGTCGTGATCGACCATAGCGACACCGACGGTCTTGCCGTCACGTGTCTTGCTCTCGAACGTAATCGTGCGGGATTCGCCATTGACGCTGACCGACATGGTGCCGATATTTCGGGAAATGATCTGGATCGACTTGCTCATGGTTTGCTCCTTGAATTTAAGTTAAGCCGGGGAGGATCGCCTCCCCGGCTGTTCTACATAGGAAACACTTCAATTACGCCGGAGTATAGGTTCCGCAGTTCTTGAAGATTTTGAGGCGGTTCGGAGCCTTGACGACCGGCACCATGTAGAGCATGAGCAGGAACGGCAGGGTGGTCCCGACCAAGGGCAGGGGCAGCTTCATGAGCGGCGACATCTGCGCGATGGCAAGGTCTTTCGGGTCCGGCTTCATGAGGATGCAGACGCCGTTCTCTTCCTTGCCGGCAGCGGACAGGGTGCGCCATTCGTTGCGGTCGACGAATGTGATGTTGCCGCTGGAGCTTTGAGGCACTTTCGCGATCCACTGTGCATCGGACCCGTCGTCGACAAAGCCGCGATAGATGCGGTAGCCGGTGGCACCAGCAAGGCGGGTAATGACGGTCGTAACCTTGGTGGTGGCGTCGGCGACGACGGCTGCCGTGGTGGTGACGCCGAGGGACTCGCCAGTGTCGTTGAAGGCCGCGATGGTGTAGTAGTAGGTACCGGCGACGAATTTGCCGGCGGCATCGTCGGCGGCGGTGGCCTGGGTGGTGATCGCCGGGGTGGCGGGGGCTCCGGCGACAGCAGCTTCGACCGGCATGTTGGTGTCGACTTCCTGCGACATGATCGTGTGGTCGAAACCAATCGTGCCGTAGTTCGTGTCGTACTTGTTGACGACGCTGCCGGGGGTATATGCCTGCCCGGTCGCAAGGTCTTTGTTGAATCTCTGCAGGTTGCGGGTGTTGAACAGCTTGTTGAGACCGCCCATGACGTGGATGGAGCCGAGGGCTTCATACCCGTTGACGGTTGCCTGCTTGCCGACTTTCAGGAACTTCTCGGCGGCATCGTCGAGTTCGTCGAAGGAAAGGGGCTCACCTTCCATGTCGATGACGTTCTCGGCAAAGTTGGTGGTCAACTGTGCGAGCAGACCGTCGAAGTTGGCCTCGACGCCGTTCTCGTCGAGGACGAGCTTGTTGCCGAACAACAGTTCGCGCTCGACTTTGTCGAGAAGCTCGATGGAGCGGTCCTGGTTCTCGCGGACGCTGGGGTCTTCGAAGGCGCCGCCGTTGCTGCCGACGGTCTGCATCTGGAGGGTGATCCCGCCAGCGACCCCGAGGTATTTGTTGCGGATGGTTTCACGCTTGAAGCTCGACACACCACCATTGGGGGCGCCGCCTTCGCGGAAGCCAGCACCGCCGCGACGGCTGGAGCCGAAGGAGGTGTGGACGTTATACTCGTAGAGCGGGGTGGCGCTGGGGACGCGCGGGAGCTTGTTGAACAGCTTGATGTGCTCCTGAGTGATCAGGGTGCTGGTCATCAAGGCGTCGAGGTTTTCCAGCATGAGCGGGCCGTTGCCATTGGCAAGGGCTGTGCCGGTCTGGGTGTTGAGGGCTTTGGCGAATTCCTCGACGTAGGTGTCGACGTTCATCCCCATCCCTGCGGATTTCAGCATCTGGTCGAACGACTGAATGTTCATCTTGTTTCTTCTCCTTTTCCTTGGCGGCTGTTACTGCTGTTCGAGTTCTGATTTAACGAAATCAGGGAGGGCGTCGTACCCTTTGACCGCATAAATCGACAGAAATTTCGCATCGACTTTTTTCGCCACAACGAGGTTTTGCAGGTCTTCCGCAATCTCGCTCTTGCTTTTCTTGAGCGTGTCGACGACGTTTCCGGGCTCTTTGCCAGCGCCGAGGAATCCAGGGCGGTGGGCAGCGGGACCGGCGCCAGCGTCTTCGATGGACTTGGTCATCGTCTCGGTCATGCCGGCGAGGGCCTTGGCCATCTTGATCTGGAGGTTGAGGGCGGCCATCTGCGACTTCTCGATGGTACGAAGGCGCTGATCGAGGTTGCCCATCGACTTGTGGATGGTGTCTTCCAGTTCGGCATAGGCTTCACTGGCTTTGACGAGTTCTTCGTGGAGGTCGTCTTCCGGCATCGACTTGTCCATGTCGTCGTCGTCCTCTTTGTCGTCGTCCTCTTTGTCCGAGTCGCCGCCTTCGTCGTCTGCATCGCCGTCGTCGGACTTGAGCAGATTGTCCTGCTCTTCGAGGGCCTTGATCATGTCGTCGAGGCTCTCCTCGTCGCTGTCGGATTTGGTCAGGTCGTCAAGTACGGCCAGCGCTTTTTCCAGCGTTTCGCCGTCCAGACCCTGCTCCTTCAGGGCTTTCTCGATGTCCTCGGTGGACATCCCTTCTGCTTTCATTTCTTCGGCTGTCTTCATTGTGGTGCCTCCTGTTTGTTTAACCTGCGATGCCGGACTGTTTGACCAGAGCCATGATGTCCGGTCGTTTGGTTGCGCCTTTAATCAGCCCGCGCATGAATGCCGCTGACTGAGCCTTATCGTGTCCGAGGCACTCGTTCATGTGGACGAGGGCGCCGGCCATGCCTTTTTTAAATTTGCCGTTGGCGTCACAGCAGCCGCAGCCGGTGTCGCCGTAGAGGACGTTGGTCATTCCCCGGTCAAGATTCTGCAACATGAGCGGACCGGCGCTGGTCGTGCTCATGGCTGCCGCGTCGGATTTGTGCATGTGATCGCCGCAGGTGTGTCCGGGGATGTGCAGAGGGTGGAGAGGTTGGCAGCGGCCACAGCAAAAACTTTTGGCGAAGATTTCGACGGTGCAGTCTGGGTTCACAGGCTTATGGGTGATGGCCAGATGCTTGACAATGGCCTTCTCGATCTTGTTGCCGCTGCGCTTGATGACTGATCCTTCGACCGAATAGGACAGGGTGCGGCGCCCGCTCTTCTGGAGGGCAAGGCCGAGTTCCCACATTTCGTTCGCCAGCCGCAGCTGTTCGCTGGCCGGGTTCTGGATATCACTCTTGAGGAGTTCCCCTTCGACCCACAGTCCCTTCTCGCGCATCTCCGCGTGCGTCGGGTAGCCGATGATCACCGGCATGCGGGTTCCGGCGAGTTCCTGATACTGGTGGTCGTAGTTGAGGAAACCGCTTTTCAGCAGCGGTCCGAAGTCAAGACCGTTCTGGAGGATGATCTCGCCTTGCTGGTCAAGGTTCTCAGTGGAGGCGTAACCGCGCACGATCCGGCGTCCATCGGACTCGGACTTCACGAAATCAATCTCGGCTTGAAATAGAACCTGCGTCTCTTCCACTGTCATCTCCTTGAAAACGCAAAAGGGCAAACTCCCGGCTGTGCGGGTGTTTGCCCTCTGATCCCAACTGGCTTGCTTTCGCTGGCTGGCTGGGGAGTGCTACGTATTATCGATGGTGATCATGATCAGCTTCCCGGCCTTGGTCCGGCTGATCTCAAAAGTTCTGGCTCCAAAAAGGAACCGTGCCGGGAAGTCGGAATCTTTCAGCACCGGGACGTGCTCCCCGGTTCCCTGCTTTGACTTTCGGAGTAGGTAGATGCCGGGAAGAATCTTGCTCATGGGGGCATTTTTGCAGTCCGTGTTCCCTATGTCAATTTTTTTGCTGCCATGGTATTTTTTCTCTGGATCGAAACCACCAGTTAACCGGGGTTTCTTTTCCTTTATGAAGGGATGATCCTTCCTCTTTCGGATGCGCCAGCGGGCGCTTGGAGGTTCTTATGTTGTCTGTTTGCGGGTACATCAAAGGTCGTCGCCATTTTTTCTTCTCTGTTACCGACGCCGCCGCAGCCGGTGCTATCGGGGTCTATGTCCTCGGCGCTCCTCTCGATCCTAATTCTGTTCTCTCCTCAGAATGGGGGTGGAAATGACCGGACTTATTCCCACTCCCGGCCCGTGGCACTTCGGCGTCGGCAACGGTTCCGGCTGCATCTTTGCCGACGCTGGCCGCGTGCGGTTGAAGGAAGGCGAAACGACTCTCTTCCCTATCGCCACCGTCGACTTTGATTTTGATGCGACGGCAGGTGCTGGCAACGGTCTCCGTATGGCCGCCGCCCCGGAACTCTTTGCTCTGGCCGAGCGCGTTTCCCGTCTCAATCGTGACGCGGGTGAGATCGGCGCTGGCATGCTGGCGCAACTGATCGTCGAGGCTCGTCTTGCTGTGGCCAAAGCCAATGGTGAGCTACCATGACGGCTCCTCGCATCCAGTCCCTCTCCTGCTGCTGCTGCGGTAACTCGACCCTTGGCCGCCAGTGGTGGAATCGCGATACCGGCTTCGGCCTCTGCGACAACTGCATTACTTTCGTCGGGGACGCTGATGTCCCTGTTGGTGAAACCGCTCAAAGCTACGGCATCCGTGGCTTCCACTACGATGTCTCGAAAGGAGTTTGATCATGTATTGTGCTCGACGTGTTCCCCATAGTAAAATGTCCATTGGCCATTACCTCATGGTCGCCATCCTGATCGTCTTGATCGCGATCATCCTCTGCCAGTTGCCGCATGCTATCGATGTGGAGCTGGATATGTCCGACGCCTCTGCCCAGCGCAATCAGGCGCAATCTTCGAATTGAAAGGAGACTTGCCATGCACCGACCTGTTCCAAAGCGGATCATTCGCGATCCCGTCTTCCGCTGCCACCTCTGCATGTTTACGACCAGGTGGCGGCCAGAGTATGTTAGTCATATTGTAATGCATCAGCGAGTTGCGGCAGAATCGGCGAAGACGCCATAACGCCCCTGAACTGTACGGCGCAAAGCGACCGGACGAGTGATTTGTTAGACATCAGAACGGAGACGAGAATGAGCGGATTATTTTACCTGCAAGACAAGAGGTCATACGTCGGCAATGACATGCTCTTCTGGGCAGAGAGTGGCGGATATACCACAGACTTAAGGAAATCCGAGGTGATGACCAAAGAAGAAGCCTTCGCACAAAATCGGTGTAGATCAACCGACATACCTTGGCCGAAGGAGTATATCGACGCGAGGGCAAGACCGGCTGTCGATATGCAGTATGTGAATATAAGGGAAGCGTTGCAGGACGTTGACGGCGAATTGTATGTTGAACCTAAGCCGCCACGGGAGATTTTTAAGTGCTACCACTGTGGGAAATTTATATCTGAGCGTGAGTCTTATTCTACATGCCCTCACTGTGACGGCAGCAATCATCATTGATGTCTAACGATTTCAACTAAGCGGTGCGTAGCATCCGGTTCAGTGGGTGTTATGGCGCGGGAGGTAGAAGGATGGAAACCGAAACATTGGAACGACTCAGAAATAATATTTTGACGGCAAAAATTGAGATGGAAGAAGAACTCGAAATGAGATGGCCGAAAGGGTCGAGGGTAAACGTACTGTTGAATTGTCGGCAGACCATACCGACCACAGGAGTAGTCGTCGGCCACGATGGTCGCGGGTTTGTCCGTGTTCGGATCGACAGTGCAAAAGAACGTAGTCGGCGTGGGTGTCGGGATGTTTATTTCACTGAGATGCGTTGAGCGCTATAACGGGCCATGATCAGCGGACCGCGACGACAGGCCGCAACCCGCTGAGATTTTCGAGAGTAGCAGAGAGTTATTCGGTCCGCCTGGATCTTTTGGTTGTGTGCCGGTTTTGTAGGATGGATGAAATGATAGATCTTCTGAACGTCGACTGTATGGAATATCTGAAAGGCTGCGCTAACAACGCTTTTGATTTGGCGATTGTTGACCCGCCTTATGGTCTAGGTGAGGACGGCGGAACCAATAGGTGCCACGGAGTAAAGCAGAAAAACGGGACAGTGCTCCGCTGTCTTGATGGTGGATACCAGAAAAAGGCATGGGACAAGGAGACGCCGGCCCCTGAATATTTCGCCGAGTTGAAACGAGTGGCGAAGCATCAAATTATATGGGGAGTAAATTACTACCCCGTGGCGCTGCCGGGTGGCCGGATCATCTGGGACAAGGTAAACGACGGGGCCGACCAGTGCGGAGCCGAGATAGCTTACAACAGCCTGAATGAGCGGGTGGACATCGTGCGCTATATGTGGCGCGGAATGATGCAAGGGGTTTCGGTTGCTCGAGGAACTGTGCAGCAGGGCAACAAGGCACTCAACGAAAAGCGGATACACCCGACGCAGAAGCCAGTGAAGTTGTATTCCTGGCTGCTGGAAACCTACGCCGCAAAGGGGTGGCGGGTAGTTGACACCCACCTTGGGAGCGGAAGCGCTGCAGTGGCCGCGCATTATTTCGGTTGTGATTTTGTGGGCTGCGAAATCGACCACGATTATTACGAGGCGGCGAAGAGACGCTTTGAAGAGGACACGCGGCAAATCGCCATGTTTTGAGGCGCACAACGCTATAGCATCACCGGCTCCGTCCGGTGCATAGCGTTGGTTGTGCGAGCCCTAAATTATTTTAAAATAATGTCGTTTTCCTGTTGACACCGTACAATGTACGGGCTATAGTTAAATCACAACAGAGGAAAACAAACCCCAAACAGGAGAAACGACATGAAATACAAAATCCAGAGTCGCAAACAGGAAAATTGGTTCAGCAACGAGTTGGTGACGGAAACTGTCAGGACTGTCACCGTGCAGGGCGTGACGATGAGCATCCCGGAATCGATCGCTAGCCAGCCGCTGCAAATTCAGTGGGCGCATCAGCACGGCGGGAACATCAAACCGGCCGGAGTGACTAACGGATATTTGGTTCTCGCTGGCCAGGCGAGAGACATGACGGACATCGGTATAAACAAATATCAAGGGGATTTTTGCCACATTGATGGCGAATATCTCGTAATCGAGAAATGATATGACGTTGGCGGAGTTCAAGGAGGCTCAGGGCAACCTGGGCCTCACCAACGAGGCAATGGCCGACCTGCTGTGCTGCTCTCTACGGCTGGTCGAAAAAATACGACAGGGTGAGCGGGCAGTGTCCGCCCGCACATCACGGATGATTGAACGCGAGTTACAGCAGCGCGGCGAGTAGGCCGCCCAACTACTGATTATACAGACCGTTCGGCAGTCTAACAACTTGTCTTAATAAATGGCGGATACCTAAAACAATCGCACAGTTAATTCTGCTTCCGGCGGATAACGGAATCACGAAAGGCCGCCAATTGCAAAAAAGGCCCCACACCGGCACAGGGCTGGTGTGGGGCCTTTTTTGTCAGTCTTTTCTGCGCTCCAGTCGCTCCCTCCGCCGATCCTTCGGCGTCACCTTCCGCTGCCATTGCCGCTTGAAGAGGATGCGCTCGCAGGTCAGCAGCCGCGTGCCGCTTTCGTCCAGTACCAGCCGCCATCCGTCCGCGACGAAGTATTGCGCTGGCTGGAAGCTGTTGCTGATCAGTCGCAGCGCAGAGGCAGCCAACTCCTCCGGGACGGCCTTCTCCAGCAGTTCCCGCAGCGCCGTGCTCCAACACTCCGGCTTCTCTGCGTGCGGCCACCGTGTCGCGAAACGTTCGCTGGCGTGGCAGGTGATGAAGAGACCGTTGGGGTTCATTATGCTGCGTCTTCCTCATACCAGAAGAGGTTATAGCCAAAAGTGACGGCGATGTCGTCGGCGTTGCTGAACGCGACCAAATACGAAACCCCTTGCGCCAGCACCTTCTCTTCTGGCTCTCCGGATTCCGAGCTGACTTTGACCTGTCCTGTTGATGCTCCGGGGAGAGTCAGCGTGCCCAGAGTGACAGGAATGTCACCGGCCTCGGCTGCAACGTCGAGGTATGCTGTCACCGCTAGCGTCGACTGTTGCACGGGCCGGGCGCGATGATGGTTGATCGGAGTCAGATCGGCGGCAATAGCGGCAGCCGTGGCATCCATCGCGTAGTCTTCCAGTATCGACACCGAGCATGGCCCTGATGTTGCCGTTATGGAAGCCGCCTGGAAATGGACGTAGGCTTTGGCGTTCCCTCCGGCCAATGCTGTTTCGGCTACGGCATTCACGACGCCACTGCCGTCTCCTTCGGCGGCGCACGTCACCAGTTCGGCGGCGTCAGCATTGGCAGCGATCGCGGCGGCGACCTGTGCTGCGGTGGAGGTGATCGCAGCGCCAGCGTTGACGGCAAGGTTGACAACGATATCTGTCCCGGTCACCACCACTGACAACGGTGCCTCCGCGCCGGGATTGATGTGGGCGACGGTCGTCAGGTTCCCACGGAGCCCGATGGCCGTGGCGGTGTAGGTCAGGTCGGCAAGAGCATTGGTCATGTCAATGGCGAGGCTGGCGGCGCGGTCGTCGGGCACGTCGATCTGGATGGCACCGACATTGCCGGCGGCGACAGTGATCGATCCACTGAGAGAGTAGGCTTTCTTGTCGTGGACCTTTTGGTGGTTGGAGTTGATGCCTACCAGTGCTCCGGTGACTCTCTCGATGGGGTTGTCGCTGCGGTTCCGGCTGATACCTTTCATTATTGTGCTCCTTTATGGTTGGGTGCCTATTTGCGTTTCTTCAGCAGGTGGACGCCGGGGACGGCCTTCTCGACGTACTTTTCGAGGAGCGAGTAGTACCGTTCGTTTTCCTTGAGGTGGACTAGTACGATCTTCGCTGTTAGCACCGGATCGCCGCCGGTCACGTCCTTGTGCTCCATCTCGATCTTGTAGCCGCGACGGAACTCCGCCATGTCGATCTGCGCCGGGTCGCCGCCGGCTTCCCGGATGAATGGCTTAAAGTCGTTGTCGACGACGAGCTTGTCGAAGAGCGCCATCATCGGCTGCGCCATCTCCTGCATGACCTCGCCCATTTCCGGCGAGTGGCGTCTTGCAGCGTTCTTCAGCTCTTGACTGTTGGAATATCGGTAGGAGGCGACAGTTTCAGACTTCCGCAGAGCCGCCATGACTCGCTCCGCCAGCCGATCGATCGCCTTCACTATCGGCTTT